GAACTTAGTTCCGGGGTGTCATTCTCTGCCACGTTGGATTTCCTATTTGAGCGAGCGCGCGATGGATCGATAGTGTTCGGCCACTGCGGCGCAGAACTCGTGCCTCGGAAGACCTGTCGAAAAGAAATCCGATACACTGCCCGATCCCCAAATCGCCGGGTTATCCGCCGCGCGCGCTACTTCGAGTCGGGCTTCGTTCGCGCCGAGATAGCGAACCGCGTCTCCAAAGACTAGGTGAACCAAATCCGCGCTCGGATTGTGAAGCACCGCGACGCCGTCCGCAAACCTTGCGCTCACAAAAAGCTCTGTGCGCTTCCTTATGATGTTTATGTCGGTCATAGTTTCCAATTCTCCCGCGAGTTACCCGCGTGCCGTTGTTGGCGACACGCGGGAACTTAGTTCCGACAGGCCGAGCGGTTAGAGACCGCCGATGCTTTCGTCGGGCTCCTCCAGAAGCTTCGCGTTGCACGCCTCCACGAAAGCATCCCAGTTGGGCTTCTTGTCGTCGGCGAGAAGCGCCTTGAGATTGCCGCCGCCGTGCTCCTGAATGAGTGCGACCGCCGCCTCGGCGCCATGCTTGTCCTTGACCGCGCGAGCGGCCTCCTGAACCTGTGCCGCCGTGTGCTTCGTCACAGCCGCCTCCTTGGGAGGCTTTGACGCGGTCGACTTGCCGGACGCGGCCGGTGCGGCAGATCCGGCAGATCCGGGCGTGGCGCCCTTCAGCAGTGCTTCCGTGTTCTTGTTGATCGCTGCCGTGAGCGACTTGATATCATCTTCAAGTGCCATAGGAACGTGTCTCCGTTGTCGTTAGGGCAAAATCGCCAGTGACAGCCAGACGATAACCGCCGACCCCAAGGCTGTCAACAAAGAAAATTCGATTGACGTAAAGATTATTCCGCTCTATGAGTATTGACTTCCCGATAAAGGAGTGAAACCTAGATGGAAGCCGAGGTTATACCATTGCCGGGCTGGTTGGCAACAATACCGCCCATCGAGCGAGAGCTTTACTATAACAAGTTCATACTGAATGTTGCCGCGTTGTACGTGAGTCCTGAAATGAGTCTCAACGCGCTTGCCGACAAGCTGGAAATCTCGCCACCAGCGCTCCACCATCAAATGTCGCGGACGGGCGGCATCTCGGAGCGGTGGGTGATGAGGATAAATCGGCTCGTGGGATCGAAGATCCTGCCGATCGCAAAGATAAACCCGCGCTTCCGTTGACGATGACGCGCGCATAAAGGATTACATTCCATGGCAGTACCGGGGGAAAGCGCCTTCATGGCGCTCTACGCACTCGACGCCGTAGAAAACGGGTACGAAATCGTACCGATAAAGCTGGACTCCAAGGCTCCAGTGTTTGCAGAGTGGCAAAAAGTACCAAGTAATAAGAAGACGGTGCAAAACTGGATACCGCAATACGGGCGAAACGGTTTTGGCATCCGAACAAAACTCACTCCAGGCGTAGATATAGACTGTCTTGACGCCGATCTGGTCGAGCAAATGGTCGATTTCGTGCAATGCGAAGTCGGATTCGGCCCTGTCCGCGTTGGAAAAGCGCCAAAAACCCTTCTCGTCTACCGATCGTCGGTCCCGTTCAAGAAGGTGTCGAGCAAGGTTTGGGTTGATGAGTGGTTACAGGAAAACAAGGTTGAAATTCTCGGCGACGGGCAGCAATTTGTCGCTTACGGCATTCACCCCGGCACGAAAGCGCCCTATCGATGGATCGGCCGCGACACGCCTCTAGTAACGGCGGCTGGGAAGCTCTGTGAGATCACACAAGAGCAAGCGCGAGCGATCTGCGCCGAGTTTGACCGGCTGGCCGAGCTGAAAGGCTGGGAGCCGAAGCGAAACACGTCGCCGCAGCTCACGAACGGCCACCTGCGCGATCCCGACGACGTGTTCTTGAGCGATACGCCGATCGCCGATATCTCGTCAGAACAGCTTAGGGCGAAACTGTTCTCGATCCCGAATGATCCGATGGAGGGTGAACAGGATTACGATACTTGGACGAACATCGGTATGGCGTTGCACCACCAATTCGACGGCGCCGACGAAGGATACGATCTTTGGGTTGAGTGGTCGGAACAATCGAGCAAGCACGAAATCGGGCAGAACGAATACAAGTGGCCGTCGTTCAAGCATGACGAGAGCCGGGCGCCGATCACGGCGCGGTACATCATAAAACTGGCCGGCGAGTTTGAAGCCGAAGAGATCCGCGAACAGAAAGCCTCGATCGAGCAACTACTGGCAAACGCGTTGAACGCGCAGCACATAAAAGAGCTATGCGCCAAAGTCAAAGAAGTGAAGTTGGACGACTTCGACAGATCCGAGCTGCAAAAGCGAATCCAAAAACGCTACAAGGATCTGACCGGCCACGTTCTCACGAGCGCCGAAGTCCGCAAGCTCACGCGATACGAACAGCCGGGCGACTTGCTCCGGGCAAGTCACAAATGGCTTGAGGATTGGGTTTTCATTTCGGGTGAAGGTAGGTTCCAGCAGCTCAACGGCGACCCGTTGGCATTGAGCCGAGAAGCGTTCAATCTCGCGTTCGCGCATAAGCTGTTGACGCCGACTGAAATCGCCGAAGGCCAGTCCGTGCCGAGCGTGGAGCCATCCACCTTCGCGATAACGAATTACGGAATCCCAGTCGTCAACGCGATGATCTATGCACCCGATCAGGACCGGGTTTTCACGCGTGACGGCGTGCAGTACGGCAACACCTATTCGGAAGCTGGCCGGGCCGTCATACCGGAACTAAGTTCCGCACGCGACCGTGAGAACGTCAAGCTGGTCGAGAAGCATTTCGAGCATCTTATCGAAGACGAACTAGAGCGCGAAATGTTCAAATCGTGGATTGCTTGGGTCGTTCGCAAACCCGGCAACCGCGTGAAATGGGCTGTCCTGTTGCAAGGCGCCAAGGGTATCGGCAAGACGACTCTTTTCAACTTGTTCGAGGCGATCCTTGGCGAGTCCAATTGTCAGGCCGTCAGCAACGATGACCTGAAGGGCGTCTATAACGAATGGGCGATGAAGTCGCTGGTGTTCGTGGAGGAAGTGAAGGCGCAAGGGTCACAGTACGACGTGTTGAGCCGTCTCCAGATATTCATTACTAATGACAAGATCCCAATCCGGCGTATGCGTATTGCCCCGTTCAATGTTCGGAATTATGCGAGCTATCTGTTGACGACAAATCGTGTGAACGCGTTACCGTTAAGTGAGGACGAGAATCGTTACTACGTCATCTTCTCACGGTGGCAGGAATCCAACGCCGAAGAGTACGCCGCGTGGGCGGCCGAGAATCCCAAATACTTCGATCGACTTCGCCGGGCGATCAGCGAATCTCCGGGCGCGTTGCTCAAGTGGTTCTCAAATATGAAACTGCACCCGAAGTTCAATCCGCACGGTCGCGCGATCAAGTCGGAAGGTCGCGATACGATGGTGAGTCTGGAGACAGGCGAGAAGTCGTCGGCGCTGGCGGCATTGCTCGCGGAAGGCGAACCCGGCATGAACGCGGAGCTGATAAGTTCCACGAATCTACGCCAGCTTATCGGCGAAAACCTGCTCGAGATCCCGTTGACGGGCGGCGGCTGGCGCAACACTTTGATCGACGCGGGGCTCCGGCCACTAGGTCAAGTGCGGCTGGAGGGCCGATTTGGACCCCAAGAAACCTACTGGAGTCGCACCCCAAAACGCTTCAAAAACCTCGATCTAAGCCCGAATTTGGACCTGATGCGAAAGACCCTCGGGATAAAGTCGCCGTCAAGTAGTTAATAAAAATCAAAAAATTTTAGACAGATTGCAACACAAAACCGACCTAAGTACCTAAGTACACCTAAGTACCTAAGCACGGCCGATCGAGCTGCTGGACCCGTGCTTAAGCGTGCTTACCCCCCGTGCTTACGGTAACGCGTTGATATATAAGGCGTACTTAGCTCTTTTGCCGTACTTAGGTCCCTGGCTTCATTCTATATATGATGTAGTAACGAATCATGTATCGGCCACCGGGTCGAAAAAGATCTCTTATATGTATATGTATTTTACCTAAGCACAGCTAAGTACCTAAGTACCATATGATAAATCGTTAGGGTTTGCCTCACTTTTTGGTGCTTGGCTCCCGTGCTTAGGTGTTCTCGGACCTAAGAACAGCCCGGAGAACGCGTTTTCAGGAAAAAATTTTCACCGAAACGACGGCCGAAGAGCCGGATCGGTCGATCTCTGGTCCAGGATGACGCGTTTGCCACGAAAAATTGGACCTGTCTGGCCGTTTTCGCAAAATTTCCCCCACCGGGCTCAGCGCCCCTCGCCCACCGCGCCAGGACCCTAGGAGGGACCCAAACACCCTTCAACCCCTTGATTTTGCACGCTTTTCCGATGTTTTCCCGCTCTAGGGATGGGCGATCTACCGCACCTAAAATCCGCGCGTTCCCGCTCAAAACCTGAGGCAATCCCTCACTTTTCGCCGATCCAGCCGCGTTCCTGTCACCTGCATCTAGGAACTCAGTTCCACCGTGCGGCCGATCTCGGAACTCAGTTCCACCGTGCGGCCGATCTCGGAACCACATCCGAGACGTAGCCAAACATCGCCGCTAATGCCGATTTGCCGGCCGCCTGGTGGGGGAAAAGGGATAGGCCGCTAGGGTAGTACCAGAATGGGGTCAACATCGCTGTACGGCCGTTAAAACGGCACTAGCGTCGATTTCAACCTGCGAGACGTGTTCATCCCACACTCATACAACCGATAACGCGTCTGTCCGACCAAAGTGGCCGATTTGCGACTATTGCACGTTTGTATAACATCGTGAGATATCAACGCGTTAAGGCGTAAATTAGTACACTGGCTTACTACCTTCTCACACCTGGTACGCGGTGCAGCGTCGTTTCGGACAACAAAAAATCCCGATAGATCTCTCTATCGGGATTGTCGAGGTGGAACTTAGTTCCGATGGTCGCTGCTATGGGCGACACTCTCGCATGATATCATCCGAACGCCAGTCACACTCGGGAAGGGCTTGATACCGAGCTACCGACGCCGCAATCGATCGCTGTTGATCGATATGGCGATGATAGCTGTCAGCGTAATCCGTACCGACGAAAAGCAGCATGAGAACGACGGTGGCGATTCCTAGCGTTCCGATGATCGCCGCGCTTGGGCTTTCCATGATCAGCACTCTCCCATGACGCGGCCGTTTTCACCCCATACGAACCACTTGTTACCGTTGGACGTCACGATGTGGAAGCCTTCCACCCACCAGTCGCTACCGCGTTCCGCGCTTATGATTCGTGTTCCCGACAACCGCCATCTGGCCTCCATCGCTAAGACATAATCTATAGCGGCGTCATGAGACGGGACGAACAATTCGGCGACATACTCAGACATTCTAGGCTCCTATCAGGTTTGAAACGCGGTATCGGCCGCGACGTTTTCCATAAAACGTAAGAGCGTTTTAATTCGCCGATTCCGATCCGTCAATACGTGAAAACGAGTTTTTTGCGAAATCGGCACAAAAAATCCCGATAGATCGCTCTATCGGGATTCTCACTCGGAACTTAGTTCCGAACGACGCGGCTAGGACGCGACTCCTGACGCTAGGCTGTTAAGCCGTAGCAGGCCCAGATCATGCTGTAACAGCGTTTTAAGGTAGCGCTGTAGAGCGCGCCGCAACACTGGTCGGCATGGTCCCGACACCTTTACCGAGATCCCGTCGAATAACGGCTTTACCGTCGCGAAATTCGACGCGTGGAATCCCGCTTTCTCGTCTCGGAAATAGAGCGCAATCGTGATCCGAGACTCGTCGGAATGCTTTAGATCGATCGTTCCGCGAATCGCTTTAGTCGTTAGATCCGGCTCGGGATAGATCACATGATTCAGATAATCCGCTTCGAGTCTGTGAATCTCAGATCTCATGGCGTTTGCTCGTTCAGGATAATTGTTATCCCGTAGCGTACGGTACGCAATAACGAGTTTATGTATCTGCCGTATTAGCGTGATATCTTTCGACGCGTACATAATCAGGACTCCTTGCTTTCTACAGTTTCAGAACGTGACGAGCCGCATGGTGAGCGGCATGGTGAGCGGCATGGTGATAATGCGAGTGATGACTCCCGTGCCCATGCGTCGGGAACTGGTACCGACGCATGGGCAGTTTGGCCAGGGACGTACCGATTGTCAGTGAGACCAGAGAGCCTACCGAGTGCCCTATGACGAGCAACGCGATAGCGGAAACGACTCCCGCACCTAGCAGCATGGCTGACACGGCCAGCCTCCCGTTAGCTTCCCGTATCGCCGCATTAACGCGATCCCGTGTCGCGGCGAAATCATCTGGGCAATGCGGCGTCATGATTCAGCCATTGCAGCTTGGAATCCTAGCGCATCGCCAAAAAAGGCCGCGTGGTGTTGCCAGAAACGCGTGTCCTCGGGACAACTCCGCATAGCATCAAAACACATCGCGGCATGCCGAACGGCAGCAATGTCGCGTGCATCCCCATTAGGGATTCCGTAGATGTGGAATTGATATCCCCTATGGTCACAGTGGATGGACCCCTTGCGGTACTTTCCTTTGACGTAGCAATATCCGGGCTGACTAAAGTACGTGTCAGCTTCTCCCGCGACATATACCACCCGTCGATTGCCGTCACTGCAAAGGCAATTTCGGATCGCCGCGAGCCTATTAGGGAAAAACAGGCTCCCGCGACTCACGACTTCTATTGATCCGTTTGCACAAACGTGGCGTTCGTAATCCATTCGGTATCTTGCACCCATTATGACACTCCCGTTGAAACAAGATCCAATACCGGAGACACGTAAAGGAGTCCGTCGTCACCCCGATACAGATCCGACTCGCCCATGGTTCTCGCGCGTTCGGTAAGGTGATCGACAACGGCGCCTAGCTCGCGATCCCGATATCCGACTCCATGTCCGTTGCGAGTGTACCAGAGATCCCGACCTGCGCACTCTGAGTCATATCCGCCGCGTACACGCTGGATTGTATCGCTCGAGTCCAGTTCATACGCGATATCGAGATACTTCTCATTGTTGCGTTCAAATGCCCTGCATTCATGAACGATTTGAGCCAGTGCCGACGGAGCCAGCATGTCGAAACTGATATCCGACATTTCTTCATCCGACTCGGAAGTGAAAAACATTGCTTCGATATAGCCTCGGCAGAAATACGACAACGCGTTATAGCGTTTTGCCGCTTCCACACTTCCGAGATCCAATACGAACTCAGGCATGATTCAGACTCCTTCCGCTTGTTTGATTGCCGCCCCGCAATCGTTACACTGTTCATCCGCGATCGCGCGTAGAACGCGGTCTATGGCACCCTTGCGAGTGGCATGCTTTTCCTTCTCCCGTGACAAACGCGCGGAGAAATGAACGAACCACTTAGCACCTGAGCATGGGTGCGTAATGATTGCGAAGATATCGCCGTCGATTTTGACAGCGATTTCTACCGCGTCGTTACTGCGCCAATAATCGAGGACCACGGCTTTACCGGATTCCAGAAATTTTTCTTCGATACGCGTTTTCACAATCACGACTCCACTTTGAAGTTGACGCAAGTTCCGAACGGCGGATTGCTGCCACCTGTCGAGATCCAGTACGAACTCAGGCATGATTTAGACTCCTTCTTTCGGCACTTCAGCGGTAAGGGATTCATAGAACATTTGCCCTATGTAATCCTTAATATCGTTACGATCACGACCGGATACCGTGACATTAATTTCATGAGCAAGGGATGGACGAATGATAACATTGTGTTCCGTCCATCCATCGTAACATCCGTTCTCATCCATACGATGAAACGACGTACGGAACACCAGCTTTTCGGGAGTCGAGTTCAGCATATCGAAAGCCGTTCCAGAGTCGAATCCGGAACCGGACGGCAGGCATTCGCGACAAATGCTGACAAGCCTATCTCTGTGGTTGTGTTCCCAGATGGTATTGCCTGATTTCTGGCAATTCTCGATTGCCGCGACAAGCGACGCGATTTCACGGTAAACCTTAGTCATGATTCAGACTCCTACTCGATATTGAAGGGAACGACGATTCCGAATGGTGCTGTATCGTCACCAGTCGAAAGCCAAAGAACGGGATAGGTCGGAACGATTGACGGAAAAGACCCGTACAGATCCGTCAAGTAAATCAGGCAATCGGGATCTTGTCCGAACCCTGATATCTCGTCAAAAACAGGCTCAAATCTTGTCCCTCCCGTTTCTGTGATTTCCAGCGTCACGGGATAATCGTTTGGCGTAAACTGGACAACGCCAGATACGCGGGAGTGACAGTAGATCACTGTCACCAGATCCGGCTTGACGTCTTCAAGTACCGCGTTAACCATCCCTGAGAACGCGTCTAGCTGTATCCTGCCGATCGATCCGCTCGTATCAACTGCGATCACGATATGACCGGGACGTTCCGTGACCATGGATGGCAGATAGAGATTATGCGCGATATAGCGGCGATTAGGCCGCGCTAGGCTGTAATCCGATTTGACCTGCGACGTCACGAAATCACGCAACAGGGCAGCCGGATCAACGGGAGGATGTTTTACGCTGTTCAGGATGGCGCGTGTTAACGCGTTTCCCTGTCCGCGCTTTTCGGCCGCGTTCGCGGCTTGCTCCGCCGCGATCTTCCAATCGCCTGCATCGGGTATCGGATCGCCTTCGGAAGTCATTCCGTCCGGCGCCGGTCGCATGCCGCCGAACGAGTCAGATGGCTCATCCGATGGCGCGTCGCCATCGCCACCAGCGTCGCTAGGAGCGTCACCAGACGCGCCATCGTCCGATTGGCTATCATCGCCGCCGGCATCGTCTTCCGCCTCTGTACGCTCATCCTGTTGCGACTGAGAGGGCGCCTTGTCCTGTAGCAGCATGCGATACACGGTATCGGCTGATTTCCCGGTAAACCGCGAGTCTATCAACACATCCGAGGGTAGCGCAAAGCCGGCTTGTAGGATCATAGGGTTGATCACGTAATCGCATGCACGGTTCCATGTCTCATGATCGCGCGTCTTGAGTCGCGAGATATGATCGAAAGCGCAATGCATGACTTCGTGGCAAACGAGTCCCTGAGTTTCGGGAAGACTCAAGGAGTCTATGAAACTCGGATTGTAACGGAGCGTGACTCCATCCACATCCGCCGTGGGGATATCCGTGCATTCTTCTAACCTAAGACGCAACGCCAAGATCCCGAAGAACACCTGACTTTGAACCATTCCGGTTCTCGCCTTAACGAGTTTATGCAAAGCAGTGAGACGTTCCATACCGTGACTCCTGTAGGTTAATCGGTTCCAGAAATGCGCGTCGGAACTTAGTTCCGCGCGCATCTTAGCAAACGACTAGTAGCAATCTTGCATCGACTCCATGATCGTTTTAGCCGACTCCAGAACTTCCATGCGTACCGTTTCATCCTCCCGTAGTGTCTCGGGATCGTAAACACAAAGCCGATCCTGCATTTGTGAAACGAGACTTGCGATTCGCGGATCGTCGGTGAAGTTCAAACCCGGCAGCCGTTCCACTAGATCGCGGATGTTTTCCACCAGCGTATCGGCGAACCTATTCTTACGTTTGCCTTCCGCCGTGACTTCAAACTTGGAGAGCCGTTCCACCATTGTCGAGACACAATCGACAATGCCGCCGTCACGGGTGAGCAGATCCCGTATCGCCATATCCGCCGTCGTGTTGATCCGAGACTCTATGTCCGTCCTGATTCGCTCGATTTCGTCGGATTGCAAGTTGACGCGGAAGTCAGGTGCTTGCGGCAACGGCATAACGGACGTCGAGAACGCGAATTTCCGCTCGATTCGGGAGATAGGCGGATAATCGCTCGAGTCGAATGCAGATCCGAGATTCGTCCGTGCTACACGGACGGCTTGCTGATAGTCGCCGAGAAATTCAAGAACCGAGTTTTCATAGTCGTTCTTAAACGCGCGCATCGCCTCGATATATTTGAGATAGTTCGCCGCTGGCAAGATTCGGTATCCCGAGTCCGCCCAAGGTAAAGTCATTTTATAGTGGTAGGTTCGCGCATTGCCGCGTGCCTTTTCGACCGCTTTCAACGACTCGGAATCGACTAGGCTTTTCCAGACTCGCAGATGCCCATCTTTCGCGCCTTTCGACGCGATGATTTCGGCCGTGGAGTCTTTGTCCAGTTTGCCGCCGGACCATGCAGAGATAGAGAGGAATATGAGCATCGTCTTAGACGCTAAATCGATTGCCATGATTCAGGCTCCTTCCGCGATTCGGAGTGCGCACATCACATCGTCACGATTCACGTATCCCTCGAGTCCGGTGGTCCTGTCGTCACGATCGATAACGCGACGAAGGAGCCTACAGGCACGCTCGTACGTGAGCTGATCCCCGTACAGCGATCGCGAGTGCGGTCCAGTGTCCAGCGACCATTTAGCGCCGCATGCCAGACTGTGCAGGATCGGTAGCGCTTGCTGCGCACGGAGCCGCAACTCGGAATCGCTGAACACGGACTCTTGATCCGCGCGCATATCCGCATGGAATTTAGCCCAGAAAACTACATCGTAAGACATGGTCGGTTCCTTTCAGATCAGAATGTCAGAATGCTTGGAACCCCAGGCGATGAACGCGGGAGTCGATGCCAGGGCGCCGTTTGCCGCCACAGCGGACGTTACTAGAAACGCCGCTATCTCCGGCGCCATCCGCTCCGCATATCGGAGCACGGTCGCAAAGTTCTCGTCTGTCGCATTCCGGGCCAGCATTCCCGCGCAAGCGAATAGGACGGAGGGATCTGTCGGGACGTCGATCCCCTCTGGATCGCGTAGGATCGACGCTAGCCGTGGCATGCGATCCGCCACGCGCATGAAACCGAGAAACTCGATCGCGACGCTCCTACCGATGGTCCCCTCGATCAGCTCGCGTTCGATTCCCGCGCGCGGGAACGGCACGTCACGACCCTCGGTCGCATCGTACCGCGCCATGCAATCCGCCGACTCATGGAGCGTGTCAGATACCGCATGCCATGTGCGCGGAGACGGGAAAGCGTCGGCGAGGGGATCGAACGCGTAGAACACGGACTGATTCTTGTGTTCCCGGAACTGTAGGAAGGCCGGGACCATCGGGTGAATGCCAACCGTCGCCGCCCATTCACACCATTGGGCGAGATCCGGCTCTAGGCTGACAACCTGCATACGGGATAGGACAGTTGCAGGGAGTCGCGTGCCGTTCACTCTGTCGGATAGGAGATTCGCGGCCGCAATAATCGTTACGTTGTCACCGAGTCTGTGACCGTGGCTCTGACGCGTATGGATGACATTCATTAACGCGTTTAGGACAGCCGGCGTTGCCTTGTCCAGCTCGTCGAAGAACAGGATTACGTGTTCATCGGAACTAAGTTCCGGCATGATGACCGGTCGCAGGTAAGTCAGCCGATCCCCTACAGGATACGGAAGACCTCCCGCGTCAACGGGATCGAGGCGAGCCGCCTCATAGACATAGACCCGCGCGTTGTTCAGGATCTTGGCGGCGGCAAACGGTACCGCGCTCTTGCCTGTCGCGGGAGATCCCCTTAGCAGGATCGGACGGCGACGCGCGACAGGGGATCTCGCCCTATCGCATACCATGTCAATAGCTTCATTCGGTTTCATTCGGTTCGCTCCTTAACTCGTTATCGTATCGTTATCGGCGATACGCTGTAGCACCTGAGAGTCCATCTCAGGTGCTACCGCATAGCGTCAATGCGGGAGAGTCTGGACAAGCGCGGCGAACATCGCCGCGACGCATGCCAGCAAGAGGATTCGCGCGATCATTCGATCACCCTTTCTTCGATTTGAGGGAAACGAGTTTACCGGTGGAAACGTCGCGGCATGGACCCGCGACAAGGTTCCGATTCGCGCGCATCAGTTCGGCGATACGCTGGAGTTCGGGCAGGCATTCGGCCGGCACCCAGATGTTGCATTGACACAGCCCTTGCTCGACAAGCCGAGCCTTGTGATTCCGTTGACGTTCCGCGCTTGTGGCCATGATCCCAAACTCCCGTCGGTCGCGGCGTATCGGGCCGCAAGGCAAGAGGTAATGCGTTATCCCAAGGTTTTCAAGCGAAAAACCGAAGAAAATTCAGGAAAACGTACGGAAAACGTACGCGAATCGCGCGCGGGATTGATAAGACGCGCGCGGTATCCTTTAATATACGCGTCCGCGCGATCGCCCACGTATATAAGGGCCAGTCTATACTGAAATTCGGAAACCAGATCGGCACAAAACCTGGTTCTGTACTACGGTTTTACTTGACGACTATTGGGGCTGGCCGCTATTTGAAAACCCTGTCGCACTCCCCCGGCCCGATGCCAAATTTGAAAAATCGGAAAACCAATCCCCCGCCCCCACGATCGAGCTTGACTTACCGCCAAGCTGCCGTCAAGATCTCCTGTCACCGATGGACGACAGGAGAAGCTATTCAATGGACGCATTTTCGTATGGCTGCGGGATCGTCACCGTCTACGGAGTAGGTCTCGCCGCCTCAATATACTCGTTCTGGAGGGACGGGGATCGACCGCGCAAACGCAAAACCAAAGTCGATCCACCTGACGCGAACCACACCTATTTAAGCCGCAACGTCGAGGACGCTGCCGGCGTCGATCGCGCGGTTCTCGGCGTGCAGCTCGCTTATTGGCGCAACCAGTGGGGTGTGATGAGTCAGCCGCAACGGCTGTACATGGCGGCGCGACTGGCCGGACACGATCACGATTTCGCCGCGGCGCAGGCGATGCTCAACGCGCATGTGCATATCGAGGATTTCGTCAAGCGCGGAGAACCGACCAGCTCGCCAGGAGTCAACGAGCCGATCGGTTCTCTATCGACGGACGCCGCCGATACAGCGCCGTCTCGCGTCACGGGTGATGAAGCGCCCGACGAGCGAAATACTAGATGGCCGAAAGATCCCCGTCAATGAGTTTGAACCAACAGATAGAGTTCCTGAGATACGCGTTACGGAACAACCTCTTAACTCGTTCTTATAAGCCTTGCACAAGATGCAAAGGTGAGGCTCGCGGGCCGTGGGGCGGATTGACTCCGTGGGGAACGCTTATTGTGGTTCCGTGTCCGGCGTGCGACGGAAAAGGTTACGTCGAGAATAATTCAACCGAAGCGAAAAATGTTCTTGACGGCAAGTCCGTTTAGACCCTAGGGTACACAACCGGCCGATACCGGATTGGTTCGGAACTTAGTTCCGAAATCGCTACAAGGAGATATCTCTATGGACTCCAAGACTCTACGGGCTCTCCGCTCAAGGGAAAGCATTTGTCTCGAAAACGAGACGAACGACCCGGCCACCGTCAGCATCGTGCAAGCGAACGTGTCGGAGGGGTTGGAGCTGATCCGATCGCTATCTGATCGTGGCGTAGGCGATCCGCTGCTCGCTGCTTTGGCCTTCGCCGTGCAACACGTTTCTGACTCCGTTCGTCTTATCCCGAACGGCAGCGAGGCGTATGTCGTTCTCAAGATCAAAAGGGGTGCGCCGGAAACCCGGAGTAGCATGCGATGATCTGCCCGGCGTGCGAAGGGGCCGGAGTCCGCTGCAAGTTCGCCGCGCAAGGTGGCAAGATGCTACGCGTATGGCGTAGCTGCCACAAGTGCGAAGGCTCCGGGCGCATCGCGGACTATCAGGATTTCTACAGTCAATCGTCACTACTGAGAGGAACATTCAAGATGAACCATCTTCGTTCGTTGTTCCGCGACGATCGTGGGATTACGGCCCTGGAGTTCGGGCTTATCCTGGCGCTAATCGCCGTGATCGTCGCGTCAACCGTCAATCTGTTAGGCACAGACGACGGCAAGATTTACAACGTCGTTAGCCGCACCCCGTAACAGGAGGACGCGTTATGCACTTCGATGTATTGCGGGAAGCCAACGCCGCCCGTGTCGGGCTGTTCAAGAATGCCAAAGGCGAGACGCAACACTCAGGCGTTGGTGCCGGCGACGAATGGACGCCGAACGATTGGTTTACGGCCATGGCCGGCGAGCTTGGTGAAGCTGGGAACGTCCTCAAGAAAATCAGGCGCGGCGACTTCACGATGGACGAAGCTCGTCATAAGGTCGCGCAAGAACTGGCCGACGTGGTTATCTATCTCGATATGCTGGCCCACGCGTGCGGAATCAATCTCGGGCAAGCGGTGATGGATACATTTAACGCCAAGAGTCGGGAAAAGAGTTTGCCTATCCTCATTCGTGAACGCGGCCTCCATCACGGGCGGCATCAGTCGTATTGCGTGATAGATACGAACAAACCATGAGCTTCGATTTCCTGCTGCACGATGTTGTCGGCTACGCCGATTTCGAGGATGACGACGGAGTTCCAGCCATCAAACAGTTTCGCACCCTCCTAACTCGGCGCTGGGGTGGATCGGACGGCAGGAATTTCGTGCTTTGGGTGATGCTCAACCCGTCAACGGCAACCGGCGTTCGGAACGACCCGACGCTGAAAGCAATCATAGAAATGACGCATAACATGGGATACAACGCGCTGCGCGTCGTCAATCTCGTGACCTACAGAACGTCAATACCGAGTCAGCTCTACGCATGGCTGGATAAGCAGAAAGAACCTCAAGGCGCGTATCTCGACAAGTGCGCGAATCTGATATGGTTCCAGATTCAACTCGCAAGCGAAGTTATCCTGGCCCACGGGCAACACGTTCTTGTGAAACGCCGCGAACCGTGGCACCGCGTACTGTTGCGAACGCAAGCCCAGCTCGTGTACAAGTTCACCGTTGACGCCGGCCACGTTCCGTTGTGCGTCGGCGTCAATCGAGACGGCTCGCCGCGTCATCCGCTGGCGCGCGGTGGGCATCGCGTACCGCGTGACGTGATCCCGCAACCGTTCACAATGAGGTAAGGCATGAGTCGGTATCTAGGAGCACGTACCAAGTTCACGTTGAGAATCCCGCTTGAGCTGCATGTTACGCTTACCAGATCCGCCACGTGGCTTGGCGTACCGCTCAACGATTACATCATAAAGCGTTTACGTGAGGTAGAAGGAACATATGTCAGTGCCGAAATCACCGAGACCCCGCAAACCGCGCGCCAAAAAATCTAACACTCGGAACTTAGTTCCGAGACACATGAGGTTCCCATTCGAGCGTGGTTTCCGGGCCGCGTTACTGCTGACGGCGAGCAAGTGTGCCGCTTCTATCCCGTGCTACAATCGCGTGACGGAGCGGTGGGCTTTCGATGGAGCGCGAGACGCGTTCGATCGGTATTTGCAACGTGAGTTCCGCGCATTCGCGGAGCGACTGAGAGGATCGCCCGATGGCAAAACCACTGCTTGACGAGTTGTTCCCGGGAGACGCATACGACGCGGCTTTCGAGGCTCTGCGAGACGCACTACTCACCGACATGCGCGCTACGCCGAACGCGGAGGAGGCCGACGCACTGCGAAAAGAAGCGATGGCGACCATAATCGAGTGCCTGACTCAAATACAACCGGGCACCGACCACTCGCTAGTGACGTGCATCGCCCGATCATGTATAGGTCACGGCGCACCGGCAGCGCTGTTGCCGGAGGTATTCATGCTACTGGCCGGAGCCGCATGCGAAGGCGCCGGCGAGAGCAAGGCGGGCATGTACAGCACGGCTATGTACGCGCTCAACCTCGGCTATGAGCGCTCCGCCGCCAGCGTCATCAACATCGTTTCGTGCGAACGTATTAAGGGGGAGTAGTACCATGCCGAAAGACGATATGAACAAGCCGACGTATCTGGTGGCGTTTCGCACGTTTCCACGCGCTCTTGCTGCCGTCGATCGTCACATGCGAGCACATGCAATCAAGCACGGCGACAATCCGCGAGAATTTCTCAATGTTCAAGACGGATACCGTCGATACAGTGAAGCGCTGTTGCGGCACGTCGGCCGAATCGGCGAAGGCTCCGCGCTCGCTCATGCGGTCGCGGTTGCCGCCAACGCGTTGATCGCACTTGAGATTGCCCTGGAGCATGACACGTTGGAACCAAGTTCCGAGGCGCAACAGCTCACGCTCGATCGTGCCGCGTTCCTCAAGGATCGATACGACGGCGTGCCGGGCGGCGATCACCCGAACGGAAAAATCTGATCCGACTTACGAATCTTTCTTGACACTCAACCACGGCAATCGCATTGTGCGTTTGTCACTTCCCGACAACATCTTTCAGGAGGCTACCAAATGCCCGACACCGCTGGCGAAGCAACCGCCGGAATCGATGTTCCGTCCATTCTCACTCACATGGGCGCCGTCAAGCGCAACTATTGGATGGCCGATCTGGACATGATCCACATCCGGCCGGATTTCAACAAGCGGGACAAGAAAGATCCCGAGTATGGCGCGCATATCGATCTGCTCACGCGCAACATGCTGGAGGAAGGCTTTCGCGAAGACCGGCCGCTGCTTGTCAAGATCGCCAACGTCTCCGGTCTCGATCGCCTCGTGCTGGTGGATGGAGAGTCCCGTATGCTCGCCGTCGCCAAGGCCAACGAGTCGCTGCCCGAGGAACGCAAGATCGTCGCCGTCCCGATCATCGTCAAAACGGACCTGACGCCCGAAGAAGAGCTGCTGACCATGGTTCGCTCGAATCAAGGGCGTCCGTTTACGCCGATCGAGCTGGGATCGGTGATCGTGGATTACATGAACCTGCCCACGGCTACCGGTGAAAAGCGCGGCGACAACGAAGTGGCGGCGCAGTTCAACGTGACTCCGCGCTACATCAACGATCTGCTCCTGCTCGCCAAGGCACCGAAGTACCTCAAGGATCTCGTCGCGGCTGGCACCGTTTCCAGTACGCTCGTTCGTGAAGAGCTGCGCGCCGACCCGAAGAAGGCCACTGCCCGGTTCAAGGAAGCCGTCGCCGCCATGAAGGCGGCGGGCAAGGACAAGATCACGAAGAAGTACCTGCTGAAAGCGGGCGCGGAGACGCCGGCCGAAGGAGAGCCGCCTGTCGTCAAGTCGTACAAGCTGAACGACGCGGATTTCCCGAAGGCCGCGATCCAATACGCCCTGGATACCATGATTCACGGCGAAGATCCGACGGCACAGCTCCTGTGGCTGGATGCCTGGAGCAGCGGCGACACGGAAGCCGTCGCCGATCTGGAGAAATACAAGGGCTGGCCGGCTGGGAGCACGAACAACCCGAAGGCTCGCACGGTCAAGCCGCCCAAGAAGGCTCGCAAGCCCAAGGCGCCGAAGGAAGGCACCAAGGCGGCCGAGAACGTCAAGAAGGACACCGCTGCCGCCGCGAAGACGCCCGGCAGGCGGAAGCCCCAGGCGACGGCGCCCGCCGCCGACGACGGACTCGCCGGGCTCTAAGCCCAAGGGTCGACTCTACTCCCGGCGCTGCCCGATACGCGGCGCCGGGAAGTTACAGGAGAACGAGTTATGTGGCACGGAAGGCCGTTGACCCTTACGAGATCCGAGCGCAAAACCGCCGACGAGCTGAAGCCCGTCGTCATGCCGCTGGCGAAAGAGCTGTACCCGAAGTTCGACCGCTGGCCGGATTACAGTCGGGATCAAGCACTACGCCGACTTATTCGGCTCGTCTCGATCCTGCGTATGCTAGGCTGGACGCCGCCCGTATCATGACTCAGGATCTCCCGCGCCCCTGCATGATCGTGGCCGGCTCCCGGTCGATCTATAACTACAAGCTGACACTGCAAGCGGTCAAACGTGTCGTCATGATCCTGCATCACGACACCCCAAAGTCGATCATGTCCGGCATGGCGGCGCGCGGCCCTGACTCTCATGCAGGTACGATCGCAATCATGCTTGGCCTTCCCCTCATTCCACGCCCGGCAAAATGGTTCCCCAACGGCAAGAACGCGCCGATGGACCGTGGCGCCGGCTTCAAGCGAAACGCCCAAATGGCGGTCGAAGCGGATCTGCTCACAGCCATGTGGGATGGCGAGTCACGTGGCACGGCGCACATGATCTGCGCCATGCTGGATTTACGCAAACCTGTTTATGTGTTCAACGTCGGAGGGAGACAGTACGATGTGGAAGAGTTCACCGAGCAGGCTCGAGTCGTCCTGGCACGGACGGAATACCAATCCCGAGAAGCTGGTACCGATTAAATATCCACCGAACCGCGCCGATGCGCTATTCTGGATCATCGTTACGCTCGTGATGATTCTGTTTTTTATTTTCATCGCGGCCACGTTCGTCTTTCTGCTTACGCCGACGTGCTCGCTGTCGCCGTATCACGCCGAGCTGAATCGGCTACCGGGCGAGTGGAGTCCACCATGAGCGGCTATCTGGTACGTTGCTACGGCAAGCAATACTCCCTCTATCATGATGAGGCGCCGACGATCAAAGACGGTCGTACGCCGGCCGGCGAGCTGGTAGACCCCGGCTACCCGAAAAAGATACCCGATCGATATGCGCGCCTGTCGTTCAAGGCGATCGTCGGCCTCGACATGGCGTGCCAACTTGAGGACAAGGAAAAGGCGCCGAAAGGCGCCTGATCCATCCCGGAACTTAGTTCCGAGTGTCTAATGTACAGATCCGTAAACGACGTTTGATGTTGCGACCTGGACCTGCACTTTCTGAAGATCCTTCACGATACCGTCGAGCCATTTCGCGGACTCGGCAGTAACGAGTTCCGGGGTTTCCGCGCTACAGAACTTCGTCCCGTATGCGTTGAGGCTCGCGACAACCTCGGACGCCGGCACAAGCCCGGCAGCTCCGGGGATATACTTCCCGACGAGCCCGGCACCGTCCGTCAACGCGGACACGATCGGCGAGCCGTATGCCTCCCATTGGCCGCACATACCGGACTCGAACTTGGACACTTTGGCCGCTCCCGCGTCGATCGCCGCCGTGTCCGTCTCGACTTGTTCCGGCGTCAGCGCGCACCCTGCAAGGGTGAACGCCAACGCGAGAACCAGTGCGACACGAAACCCGTTCACGTTGCGGCTTTCGTGGCGAGGACGTTGCCGGTTGCATTGCCGGTGGATGGCACCTTCAACAGATCCTCGATCAGCGTTGCGCCCTCGTTCACCGCCGAATCCACCTTGGCGATCGTGACGTTGCCAGGGATCTGTGCCTTGAGGTCGTTTACCGTCTTGACAACGGCGTTGAGCACGGCCAGCTCCGTCTCCGTAGTAAAGCCCTTGGACTTCAAGTCGATCAGCGACTTGACGAGCGCCGGCGCGTCTTCCGCCAGATCCACCACGATACCGAGATAGTCAAATGCCGACATTGTTTGATCCTCTCCTGATTATGAACACTAAAACACGACGGCCAATGCTATGGCCGCGACGGATATTACCAGAATCCCGCGTGTCTCACAACGTCTCTAAGCTCGGTTGGCCCAACAGATCCGCTGTCCATCCCGATAAACTAAACACGCGCCCTTTGATACTCGGTAACGCGTTCTCCCAACCGCGCCGGTAGTGCTGCAAAAACCCTTCCAACGATGGCCGACCTGGATAGCAGTTCGGCGCCCCGTCGATCGGGCACCCGGCGAGAACTACTTTCGTCGCCCCTAGGTGAAACGCGACTTCGCACGCGTAGAGCGCGCTTGTGCCGTGCCAGCCATGCGTCATCGGAACCAAGTCCGTCACAGCTACGCCGTCGTCAACGTGAGAATAGATCGGCCCACCGTGGCCGCGCCACTTGTGAGCCGCTTCCGCGTGCAGCGTGGCGCCGGCGATCCGCGGCCCGATGTACTTGAGCATCATGTCGTTTACCGGGATGACGCAGCCGGTTTCCAGTAGCGGCGGGATCTTGGCGAGATCGGCCCAAACGCATTGAGCGGACCCTACTACGACAAACGTACTCATGGACGCCTCATAAGTGTAGGTTTTGCCGGGCACTGGATAGGGGAAACGGTGTAAGGCGCTAGGGTGGTAGCCAAAATCATCTAACCCCTCTCAGCGCTCATCTGCGGGCGTCTTTGACGACGACGACGGTTTTCCGATCGGGTCTACGGGAGCTGCCGGGTCTTCTTCGGGCATAAGATCCTCCAGAAACGGGATCGGAGGCACCATCTCGGGATTGCGCGCGGCGTACCGTTCGTTGTTCCAGTTGTGCCGCATGGCGTGCGCGAGGCGATCGAGATGCCGGCAAGCGCGCTCCCACGCTTCGGCTTTGCGCTCCATCGCGTACAGCGCTCGCTCAAGCCGATCGTTCTGGCGCTCAAGCCGATCGGTGTACTCGCGCATTGTGGCATCGAGCTGTGTTCGGTCCAACAGCGTAGTCGTCACCGCACGCCTGGACGCGAACCACTCGCGCAATGTTACGCCGACCCCGGCAGGCAGCATCCCGATAAGCAACGCAATGATTTCGTGTATCGGCATGTCATTTGCGCTCGCCCCAAAGACGACAAAAAGCCACCGTGTTAACGAAAACGGGGAGCATGTACCACGCTACGCCGCCAACCAGCCGACCCTCGTAGACGAAATTCTCCAGCGCGATCGTCAGAATGTAGGACGCGAGTCCAGCGGTAACGAAGCGCCACGCGACATTGTTCGCGAGCACCGCGATGAGCTGGCCGGCGCTGGCGAACAAGGAGATCACCATACACACCCATTCCGGCGCTACATGCTGGATCGCGGAAAAATGTTTTACCGCGTGAGGATCTTCCGTCGTTAGGCAGATTATGGACCAACACAAGAAGAACAGAGACGTGGCAAACTCCATCCACCATGTAGGTTGAACGAACATTTCGCGGCAGTGTTTCCACACCCGCGCTCCGGCTCCATCGTGATTGAAGAGTGCCATGTCTGTCATGTCCGGCCAGCCCCGCTGTGTTTCGTGGATTGGGAGTTGATCCCTACGTGATGATTGCTTGCTTGTAGGTATCGTATGCTTGGACTGCGCTCGTCATGGATTTGGTAACTTCCTCGATCGTCGCGGCGCCCAACACCGTGTTGTAAACTCGTTTGTAGTAAGCCGCGAGTGCTGGAGCGTCTCCCGCGTCGGGCAGCGGCGCCGGATCGACATAATACCTGAGTCGGCACAGCGCGCACGCAAGATACAGATTCCCCGGTAGCTGCGCCAGCGCGGACACCGAAGGCATCGCAAACGCGGCCAGCTTCTCGGCGAACCGCTCTGGCACACGCGCATAGAGATCCGCTACGGTAGCCGGCTCCAACTGCCACGGCGACACGGCTGGACCGCGTATCTGGATCAGGTACGTCCCGGCGTTTGACTCCTGAATTGCGGTTCCCAGCACGAGCTGTTCCGCTGCCGGGCTGTCGAGCATTAGATACGTCAGCGTAGGAGCGATGACCGCCTGAAGCAGTTGCGAGAGGTCGATACCCATCGGAACTAAGTTCCTTGTGTTGGCGGCGCGGCGGGAGGGAGCTTGTCGGCAGTCGTGAGGGAGCGGCCCACGATGCCGACAATCAGGACTCCGACCGTCACGCGGATGATTAAGTGGTAAGGAAGTTCCGCCTTGATATCGTCCGGTAGAACTTCAAGCGAACTGAGAAGCGCGATGCTCGCGGCCATCGCTTGAGTGGAAACGTAAGAGAAAATCCGATGTGCGTTCGGGATAAACCGAATATCTAGCGGGTTCAAATTCACGATCGGACTCCTGTATCACGTTGCTTATACTTAACACGTTACGGCGCTATTGTAAATCAAACCCGAAGATTTACTATGACGCCTTGTACGGATTCATAGTTGCCTTCGATTGGCATATTTCGTGCCGTCGTACCAATTTCGCACGCGGCGATGTACGGCCACGTTCCGGGCGTGGCGACGAGACCGCTCCCGCTCGGATAGAGCGCGCTACCCTGCACGAGTTCATCGCCGGAGTTGGTCTGCTTGACGAACACGGCGGCTCCGCGCTTATACACGGGCGCTAGCGGATAGTAGTCCGTTCTTGTCGTTCCGTTGATCCCAGGTGCCGCCGCCACGCCGCCCGGAGGATTCGTGCCGTATTGAGCACCGAGCTGATAGGAGCCTTGGTGATAAACGACGTCGCCTCGCGCGAGCGTCGCCGACGCGGTAACGAAGATGCCGTCGCCGGACATCCCATCGAAACGCGTGTTGGCGTTCTCGCCGTTATTGTACGGCCCCATCAGCATGATCGGAGCGACGGCTTCGTTGCAGGATAGAATCGTACTGTCGTCTCGCCACGAGCATCCGCCACCGCCGCCGATGATGATCGCCACGATAGCGCCCGTTCTCGGAATGATACTGTAGCATGTCGTTCCTTCGGGAATCGTTTGTGCCGTGTCCATTTCATAGACGCCGGTCGATATCTCGCTCAGGATCTTGGTGCCCCACTCGACGCCGATTCCGCCCAGCCAATCGCCGACCGTGAGCGATCCAGACTCGACGGTGTAGGTCGTTCCTGTCGAGTGGCCGACTACCTTGGAACGAATTTGCGCGTAACCGCCGGTCTGCGTCCGGTCGAACTGCGTATCGAAGAGGTTGCCGCTCCTCAAGTCGAACACCGCGACCGGCTTGGGCGCACCCGAGCTTTGATCTATGTAGTCGTCGTAAGTCGCGCCGACAGTCCACGTGCCACCCATGGTGAATTTGTTGCTCCCATAAACGCCGTTGAGGAAACCGCAATTGCCCGCGCTTTCGAGCGCGATAATTCCAGACGTATTGGTTACGGCGTCGTTCACGGGATTGGTTAGATTGCCGCTGCTGTCTGGCAGCTCTTTGTGGATACCGATCGGGCCAAACCCCAGGGAAAGGCCGTTCCAGATATTCGAGTCGAACGATGCCGATGCCGCAATCGCCATCGAGGCCCAATACGACGACGCCAATTCGACGTTTTTCATGTTTACGCCGCCGTTCGTAATCATCCACGGCTCCGCATAACAGTTCTTGTAGTTCGCCGCCGAAGAAACATCCTCGATGTATATGTGATCGCCGTTGATGCCGAAGCCGACGCCGAAGCCCTGGAACGCAGCGCGAGCGACGGTGTTGCGACCGCCCACGCCCAACCCCGTCATTTGGGCGCCTTGTACGCCGACCGTGTGACCGCCCGGCCCCGCCATGAAGAAGTTGGCGTAACGCGTTCTCAGGTACGCCGGCCCGCGCACAGGAGACCCGAGGCCGAACCGATCCACGCCTAGATCAGTCTGCCAGCTAAACGCCGTTCCGTAAGCGCCCAGCCCCTCGACGTCGAACATGCCATAGATCAGCCCAGACGGAACGAGAATCGTATCGTTGAAGAAGAACGACGATCCACCGAAGACGACTTTGCGCCCGAAGCCACTGGCGATATAGCAGGCTTGCGCGATGGCTGTCTGCGCGCCGAACGTGTCGAGTGACAGGGCACCGAATTGTGCCGGCGACACGCGAAACGTGATCGTCTCGCCCGACGCGATGGGCGCGGTCAGCTCGTTTGACAGAACGATCGAACCGTAACCGGCAGATCCGAACACACTGTTAAACGAGACGAGCGTCGTGCCGTTCGGAATGCCGGCGCCTGAAACACCCATGCCCGCCTTGAGCAGCATGTAACGCTTGAGCGGGTTCTGCCACTGCGCCACGTTGGCGCTCCATCCGCCCGTGCCCGACAAGGCGTCGAGAAAATAGAGCTGCGTGTCGCCTTCGCTCGCTGCCGCGCTTACGGTTCCGGTAAACAGGCGCCCGAACAAATAGCCGTGAGTCGGATCGGTCAGATACGCGTATGGCGTGGCGCCATTGACGACGATCGCCGCCATGGACTCCAGCGTGTCGTATTGCGATGGATACTTGTCGGCGATCGTGTTGCCGGATTGATTGCCGGTGCCGTCGCCGAGCGCGCCGAACTCGCAAACGTCGAAGATGATCGACGCACGCGTTGAAGGCTTGCGCGGCTTGACCGCACCATCGGCGATCAACGGCGCGTTGGATTGGCTCGTATCCGTGAAGTCGAGCGTCACAGCGCCTTCGCTGCCGCTTACGTCGGCACCTGTTATCACCATGCTCGTTACATTGGTGATCGGCGCTCCGGCGCCCGTGATGCTCAACGTGGCGCCAGACACACCGGCTAGATCCAGCGTGGCCGCGCCGTCCGATCCTGTAAGACTTCCGCCGCCCGTCACCGTCAAATCAGTTACGGAGTCAACCGTAGTGGCTCCAACTGTGACAGTGACACCGTTATTGCTGGATGCGTCTTCCGACCAGCTCGTTCCAGTCCAAACGAGAGTCGCGTGAAGTGTTTGATCCCAGGATTTCCAGCCGACGCGCGGACGGTAGAACACCCAAGCGCCGAGCCGCCATACGGCGAGCTGCGTATCCTTGCCGGCCCACGCGCCCGTGGCGCCGGCTGCCACGATGTAGCGTTGACCGTCGATCGGATTCGACGGCGGCGCGGTCAAAACACTCGATAAAGTCGATAAGTTTATCACGGCGCCGAGTCGTTCCAGCGCACCATTCATGCCGCCAGCGTTCCCGTCTGCCACGTCGGGCGGCACCGTCGAGAACGCGTCTCCGTCCGCGTATCCTGTCGGCAATCCTAGATTTGGTTCCTGACTCGCCATGGTGCTGAATCCTTTCTTTGTCGTTCGGAACTTAGTTCCGACGCGTCAATGAGCCGCCGATCCGGGCGGAACGAGTTTCCGAGTGAGGCCGTTTTCATCCCACGTCCAAAGTGTGAATGTCGCTCCGGCGTCTGTTCCGCCGACCGCGATTCCGATAAGGCTCCACATGCTCAAATAACCGCTCGCTTTCGGGAAACTGTAGCACGTCGCTTGACACCCGTTCGCGCCGTTCCCGTCGCGGAAATACTCATACGTGATGTAGGTTCCATCGTCCTCGATAGCGAGAGTCGTAAGCGCGTAAGGATCGTAATACGGCTGTCCGTTCCAAGGCGATCCGCCGCCGCCGCCCGTATCCCATACGGCGCTCCAGTTCACCACGTTCAAGGCGCTGAAATTGTTCCCCTGAAACATGCTCTGGAAAGAACAGAACTTGCCGGTGCTGGTATCGAAAAACCCAATTCCGCCGAACGAGTTTGCGCCAGATCCCGACACGTTGAACTGTACGACGAGTCTGTACGGCGGCGTCGGAGCTGGCCGACTAACGAAAAACTTGTTTCCTTGAAAAACGATCCCGACCCCGGCGTTCTCCTTCAAGATCGTAGGCGATCCCGTTTGTGTCGTGAAAGTGCTCGCTGCCGGAACCGGGCCATAGGAGCTGCCGCTTCCGCCACCGCCGCCGGCGTTGGCGAGAACATAAGCACGCGTGGCCGCGTCCTGCGGGTTTACCGGGTCTGCCAAATTCGTTATGCGATTGGTACCCATATTCAGATTGGCCGTGGCGGATGCTAATTCATCCAGCGTCAAAAGACGGGCGAAAGTCTGAACCGCGGCACGATCGTCGGCCCACGTCGTTCCGTTCCAGGTCAGTCGGTAGCCCAGCGTTTCCTCGAATGCCGACCAGCCTTTCTGCGGCGTGTAGAACACCCATGCGGCGCGCCAAACAGCGACGCAATGATCTTTTCCCACCCACGCTCCGGTCGCGCTTGGTGCGACAATGTACCGATCGCCGTTGGCCGGTGAGGACGGCGGCGCGGTCAATGCGCTGTTTATGACCGCGAGCTGCGTCAGCGCATCGAGGCGTTCGGCCGCACCGTTCCAGCCGCCTTGAGTGCTATCCCGTGTGTCGGCCGGTTGTGTGGCCCACGGATCGCCGCCCGTATAGCCAAGCGGTATTCCGAGATTCGGGCCTTGTGATGCTGCCATGATCTATTATCCCCATCCGCCGCCGTATTCGTTGCCCCAGCCGTCGCCGCCTTCGGCGTCACTGAATGATACCTGAAATCTGTAAGTGTTCCATGAGACGAGTGTGTCTCTGACTGATTCGATGGCAATCCATATTGATCCGCCGGCTCCGTCTTCCGCTTGCATAGCCGCCGTATAGGACCACGTGTTCCCGACGATCCCGGTTGTCGTGCGCAAGAGCGTCGAATTGTCGGCTGCATAGATATCTATCGTGTAGGTCTGTCCTGTTTCGAGCGGCCCGGCATCGCCGTCGTCCTGGCCCAATAGAACATCCTGCACGAGAAGCCGGTTGCGGTTCGCCCAAGTGAGAACCATATCCGTTCCCGTGCTCGATCGCGGACCATCGGCGTAAGACGTTCCGTTTATTTTCATGAGCGCAGATATCCATGGGCGCCCAAGGCGACTCGCCATGACAACCGTATCGACCGCCGCAAGGCTCGGGTCCAAGGTTTGTGATGTAAGCCGTGGTAACGTCTTCACGTAAACGCTTTCGCCCGAGACGTACTCTTGCTGATCGCTGCCGGTCGCACCGTCGATCAGGAAGTACGGCGCTCCGGCCGCGTGCCCGGCAGGGAGCGTATCGACGCAACCGCGCTTTACGACGGCGTGACCGGTCGCGTCATTGAACGCGACAATCTCTACAATCTCGCCCTCGATATACATGGCATCGCCAGCCGCGATCTCCCCGAAGTCTGTGCCACTCAACAGGTACACGTCGCCGTCAGACAAGCCGATCGCGCTCGTTATCGTAGCCGTCGCCGACCATGCGACACCCGTATTGTATTGCGCGCCGTCCGCATCCGTAGGATCGTCGGTTGACGTCTGAAGCAGATAGTTCAAGCTGTTGCTCGTCGGCCGACCGATGAACGTTGCGATGTAGCCGGCGTCTTCGGGAAGCGTCTGCGCGTTGGCCGCACCCAAACGAATCACTACGTCCCGGTAGCTCGCTTCGACTACAAGCCTGACCGTGGCCGGGATTGCCTGAGTTGGCGGCGGCGTGTAGGTAGGTTCGGTCGAACTCGTGTAAGCCGTCGCGGGAAAATCGAAAATGTCCGTCACCGCTTGAACGGTGATCTTGCCACCTTTCAAGCCGCCGATCGTGACTTTGCCGATGCGAAGTACCATGTACTCCAAGCCGCGATCCGGCAGCTCTATCGCGACCAAGCCGCCCGGCTGAAGATTGTATCCGCGCCGATCGAAGACCAAAGTGAAACGACGAAGCCCAACCACGGCGGCGTTTAGATCGCGAAGCGCCGCGCGGTGCGCAAGATCGTCCTCCGCGATCATCGGGTAGTTTCGCGTATCCGAGAATATCTCGCCGAGCGCCTGAATGCTTGCGATGTTCTGTGATCGCACTTCCCGATCGTCATTGCGCAACGGCGTGTGATAGACGACTATGATTTCGTTGAGGCCAGTATCTTGTGCCGACGACTCGTCTTCCGTAACGTCGAGAAGCCCGTTCGAAAAGTTGAACGCTGGATAATCAGACTCGCTGTAATCTTGCCGGATCATGATGATATTGAATAGGCCCGTCTGCCGGTTCAAGAACAGGGCTGCGGCGATATGATCTATGATCTGACCGATAATGTCTTCGATCGGGTTTGTTCTATCCCAGGCGAAGCAGAGGCCGAGACCTTCGGATACGCACACGTCGGCAGCAGCTCGAAAATTCGCGTCGTCAATCAGCGACGGATCGTAGCCTTTACCCCAATCCGGGTTTGTCAGCGCTTCGTAAATCATGTGAATAGGATTCATCGCATAGATCGGACCCTGAAACCATTGATTGAAGTGCGGGTCTGATTGGTCCTGCATGAAATCCCAGCCGAGCAAGTCTATCGCGCAAGCTGACTGGTACCAGCACATATCCGATCCGTACTGACTCGGATTGAACCAGCCGTTGATCGTGCGCGAAACCCGGAACATCCAAGTCTTCGGGTACGGATTGTTGGAGCAAACTTGTCCCTGAAACCAGATTGCGAGAAATCCGTGCATCCCTGACATGGGCGAGCCGAGCGGCGTCTGCACGTTGGTATCGACTCCCTGGTTCGGGAGTCCTTGGTAGGCGTTCATCGTGCCTTCAACGCCGCCCTCGCCGGTATCGCCGCCGAAGATCTTGGGTTGACTCATTTTGGCTTGAACGTTTACGTTGTCGATCCAAGAACAGCCAGGCTCGCCGGAGTATGTGATATTCGGCCCTGATCCCCAGCCACGATTGTACCAAAGATATTGACCGCCGATTACGATCTGAATTACTTGATCGACGGGACCGCGACAGACACCCATAAGAATGTCCATGAAATACTTGTAGCCGGTTACTTGACCGCCTTTGATACTACCCATGTGAGTCTTTCAGAGCTTCGGCCGCAAGTCTAATGGCAAACTCGTTTCCCGTCAACTGAAGTTCCGATACCGGAATCCCGGCATCGAGAAACACTTTCCAGTCAAGCCCGAGCTGCCGCGCATAGGCTCTCCCGCCAGACATGCAAACGCCCATTCGGCGCATGTGAACCGGACGGGCGCGTGTTTCAGAACTTAGTTCCGAGTGACTATTTTCCCTTGGCATAGATCGGCTTGTTCGTAAGGTTGCCATACCATATCACCGTCCACCCTGACAGGAACGCGTCACCCCATACTACGGGAATCGGCGTGCCGTCGATGCACTGCGGCAGTACGAAATTGTTAAGCTGTTCCGACTTCGGTTTCTGTTGCCGGTTTGCGATGGCCTGAAGAACCCCGCTCGCGACCATCAGAACAACGACCCAAATGAAAGGCATATCGTTTGCTCCTAGAAAACCGGATCGCCGTCGAACGGAGAACGCCCGGACATATACGGCTCACCGTCATAGTTTAACGTGTTGCTGTAATACGTGCTGCAATCGCTCCATGTGCGTTGGCAACCGGGGTAGGCGTTTACCACGTCCCCGACGCTCAAGCCGAAGAACAGGCCGATGACGGTTATGGCCGAGCTTGCGTGCGTCAGGATTCCGCGCGTCTCTACGGTACCGTCCGCGAGCTGCCATTCAACTGTTCCTCCGGCGAACCGGCCATTAGCGAGACTGGCGAACGCCGCGCCGACCATGCCGTTTCCGGCTACCGATATGATCGTCACTTCCACCAAGTAATCCGCCTTGACGACACGGCAGTTGTGATCGTAAAGACAGTTGCCGCACTCTCGACCCCAGACTTTGCGTAGCCCATTCGACGTGAGATCCGATAGCAGGCTGGCGCACTTGATGATCGCAGTTCCGATCTTCGGGATGTTAACCGACCGAACGGTTCCTTTCCAGCTCACGTAAACCTGTCGGTCTGGATCGTCGCTGTGCATTTCCGACACGGTGATATATGTTTTGGTGCTTGGCGGCGTGGCCGAGAACAGCATCGGCATAGGCTCGGAATTGCTCATGGTGATCTCAAGCGAGTCGTCCTGCCGACTGCCTGACTGAGTAAACCCGGAGTCGGATATCGGAGCCGATTTATAGACGATATCGCCGATCGTGATGTTCGTATCCGAACTCGTGTAATACCAACTTCCGCCGCCGCGCGTAAACGTGTAAAGCCTGATCGGCTCGCCCAGCGATAACGAAGTCTCGTAAGTCGGAAACGTCATGTTTCATCTCGCGTCGATTGGAAAGTTATCGCCACGGTGGCGCCGCCGGCCATGTCGGATCGGTGCAGGATATCTATAGAGTCTTGTGCCAGCCGCGAGTACACCATGAACGATATAAACTTGACTTGCGAAGCCGCAACCGTGGGCGGTGCCGTATCGAGAAACAGGCGCTCAAGGGCGCTACCACTCGGAACCGATACGGACGTGATGCGCGCTTGGAACTTAGTTCCGTCGCGCATCAGCATATAGATATCCTGCCGCCCTTCAAACGGCCCGAAGATGGCCATTCCGATAGGGTTCACGTCTATGTAGCCGTTAGACGATACGATATTCTCGGCCGGCACAAGATCTTGCGCGAACGACGGCACCCATACGGGAACGCGTTGTCCGCAAAGTGTGTAGAGAAGATCCACGAGAGCCCAATACTGCGCGCGACCAAACAAAACCCAAGTGTTAATCTGCGCCGAGAACTGCGTCCCTGCCGTGTCGATCTGGATCGTGGCGCCCGTGTCGCCATCTAGTATCTCGACCATGCGAGTAACCGCTGTCGAGATATCCTGACTCTCGTCCGGCCGCGTCTCAAGCATGATAGCGCCGCGATACGAATTGAATGTAGTCGCTGGCGTGTAGTATTGCGTTCCCTGCACGAGATATTTCACAGTCGCCTTGAACGCGCGAGATCCTTGCCGGCTGTACGTTGGCTGTGTATCGACGCGCGCGCTCACGATGGGGTACACGCGCGCTCCGGCGCCCCAGGAGAGCCCTGTCGGGTTAGTCAGGCCCAAGGTGCCGCTGCCGACCGTTTGCACCCCTACAAGCTCACCGGCGAGCGCTGTACGCCCTCGTATGAACGCATACCCTTCGGCAAAGCGTGTGTTGACGGTTTTGACATAAAGAGTCGTGATTCCAGCCGGCGCCGCTTCTAGTAACTTGCCGCCGTCCTGCCAGTCCGGCAGATAGAACGTAGACCCGCCGTAAGCACGCATGAAAAGATCGAACGACGCCCGATCCTGATTGAACACAGTGTAGGAGATTTCCAGATAGCGGCGCGGCGAAAGTCGGAGCTGCCGGCGTTGCTCGTGGCCGAACTTGGAAACGAATACGTCGGTCATCCACTCGAACGTTTCCGTGACGCCTTGATCCCAATCTGGCGGAACGACAACGGACGGCGGCGGCGCGATAGGCGTAGGCGGGACGTAAAGAACTTCGCCGACCATGGCGCCGATGACGGTCAGCGATGCGTGAGTCCTGATAACTTCGCCGACGAGACCGCCCGCGTGCGCGACCGAGGCCGCGAATACAGGGACTTCGCCGACGACGGAGCCGACTTTGACCGACGTCGTTCCAGCGACGTCTAGCTCCGTAACGAAAGATCCGACAACCGCCTCAGTCATGCTAAGTCGTTCTCACATATCCGGCCGTGATGCTGTTGAGCGCGGCGGGAGTCCACGCTACGCCAGTAGCCGGATTGTTCTGCCAGCTCCAACTATACCATTGCGGCGTCGTACTCAGGAAAATCTCGTCGCTGTAGTATTTTGTGCCGCCCACGTTTATGAAGAATTTGACTCCTGCGGCTCCTGAATCGCTCTTCCACATATAGTATTTGACACTGGCGCACAGGATCGTAAGGCTCGTATCGACCGAAAAAAGGCCGTACTCGTCCTCAAGCCCTGTCGTCGCTGCCGAGTTGAACGTGACCGTCTGTGTCGTCTTGTTGATGTTGGTATGATTCGCGGCACCTGTGCTCGACGTCCACTCGCTCACCGAATCTGAGACCGGGAAATACGGAACCGTGATCCGGCCTTCACCGAGAAAACCTGTCTCGCTGATCGCTAGGCTGGCAAAGCCGGCGGTCGCTGAAAAGAAACGCAGAACGTTTATGTATGCGGACTGACCCGTAGCAACATCCGACGCACTCTTGACGGAAACGCCGTTCAGTTTGACTTCAAAGGCGCCCGATCCTTCCGTAAATGGTGCAGAGCCTCCGGTCCATGGTCCTAGATCGACGTGAAATCCGATATGGATTTGACTTGTGCCGCCGAACAAACCGACTGCGGACGCCCATAGAAGAGTGTACTGAGACGCGCCAGGCAAACCGTTCGAGTAGAAATAGACCGATAGCTGCCCAACAAGCCCGTCGATCTTCAGGTAGCATTGATCAACGTGGCCGTCCGCGCTAAAGAATACAGTTTTCACGTCAGTCGATAGTTGGCACTTGAACTCGGCCGTGATGCTCGTAAGGTTCTCGGCTATCGCGACGTTCGGGTTACTGTACCCATCCCAGGTAAGCTCGCCGAGAGAAGTTTCCCCAAACGCGTTTCCTTGCATAGAAAAATACGTGAGCTGTCCAATACGAGAGTTCGAATCGCCTTCGTTATTGTAACCCTGCATACCTTCGATTACTGGAAACGGATAAGCCATCGTCATCCTCCACCGACAACGCTGCGCACCGTGCCAGCGTTGCGCTTTATGTGCGTCAATACGATCTTCTCGCCCTCGGAAGATGCCATGGCCGCATGAATGCCAGCCGTGTCATCGACCAGTATGTTCCTGATCGCGATTTGCGGGGTCCGCTGCGCGCCTTTGTCCGGCACGTTCTTCGCTGTAACTTTCTCGCCACGTTGCAAGATGGCCGGCACTTCATCGCTCTTGAGCCCGGCTACGCCGCCCGAGTGCATCCGGGGAGCATTGGCGAACCATGATGAATCTGCCGAGCGCCGCATACCGCCTTGACCGACGACGCCGCCCGAATGAAACGCGAAAGCGGACAAGTCTGGAAGCAGACTCGACAGACTGTCAGCCGCGCCGCTCGCTGCCGCGTCCCCAGGGAGACCGGCACCTGCATCGGCTGCGGACAAGATACTCGACGGCCCGGACGCGAGCGGGTCTGCACCGCCACCGCCGAACAGGCCGGACAGGAATCCTCCGCCACCGCCGAACAAGCTAGACAGAAAACCGCCGCCCGAAGCGCCGCCGCCACCGTTTAGTCGGGCGTCGGAAGACGATAGATCGCCGCCGCCGCCAAACAGGCTTGAGACAAAACCGCCCACGCCGCCTGTGCCACCACCGTTGCCTTTTTCGTCCAATCCGAACATCTGCAAAAGCTGCTGCTTCAGGATGATCTTTGCGATATCCTCAAGCACGCTCGCTGCCATGTCGGCAAAAGCGGACTCGATCCCGTGAATAGACTGACGCCAGCTTTCTGTATGCGTAATCAAGCCGCCGATGTTTTTGCCGATCGAGTCGAAGGCGTTAGTCGCGCCGGAGACAAGATCCTCGTTGAACGTCTTATTGATTTCGACCGCAAGGCTTTTCGTCGCGTCGGATTCAGTCGTAATCGTTTGGAGCTGCGTCGTCAGCTTGTCGTAATTCTCCTGCGTAATCGTCCCGTCTTTGAGCTGAAGATCTAGGAGCTGCTGAAGCGCGGACGCTTGCTCTTTGATTTTGGCGCTCGTCTCGGCGTAAGCGGCTTTGACTCGAGCCTGTGCCTCTTCACCCGTGATCGCGCCTTGCTCTTCAAGCGCTTTGATCTGATCGATCATCTGCTTGCGAGCATCGACTTCAGATGTAACGTTCGTAAGGCCGCTCGTGTCGTCCGTAAGCGCCTGCTTTACGAGAACGGACGAGTTACCGCCCGTGCCGGCACCGGATTCGATCACGGCCTTGTTCGCATTCGCGACAAACTCAGCGTTCTCTTGCGACGGGTTCACCTTGTAGAGCGCCGCCGCGTAGTCTTTCGCCCGCTGCGCCGCGACCTGAAGTCTGGCGTTGACTTCGTCAAGCGCCAGAACTTGCTGATCGTAGGCTTGCTGCGCCGTGATCTGGCCGGCTTTAAGCTGCTCGTCTATGGTGCTCAAGCGCGCTGCACGTTCGCCCTGAAGACCGCTTATGTCGGCCTCCATCGCTTTGCGTCTCGCGTCGGTTTCCATCAGCTCTTTGGTCGCGGTTATCTCTTTCTCAAGCGCGGCCGTGGAAACTTGTTTGCCGTCGATCGTGACGGACGATCCGCCCAGCTTGGACTTGAAAACCTCCAGTCGGTTGAACAGCGCGACGTACTTATCCTCAATAGACTTGACCTGATCGTCAACGCTCGTCTTTTGCGCCGCCTCATATACCGAGTGCATTTCGGCCAGTTCGTCGGCGAGCGCCCGAGCCGCGTTGTCCCGCTGCTCCGCGAGCGGATCTTTGGCGTCGGCGAGTGCCGGATTGCTCAAGCCTTTGACGCCGCCCTCGACTTGACTGTTGAACTCGCTACGGGATGCCGTGCTCGCGTTGGCGAACGCAAACGGGTTCGCGGCCTTAATCCGATCGGCTTCGGCTTGCGCCGCTTTCGGTTGCGTGGCGTAGAGTTTCGCCATGGCCGCCGCCATCTTCGCGGCGTCCCCTTCGGCGTCGGCAACGGCTTTCTTGCGGACGGCTTCTTGCTGATCTATGAACTTCTTGAACGACGCAATCGCCGCCTCGATATCCTTGTCCGCTCGAATGGACTCCGGCGTGACGAGATCCGGCTTTTCAGGATGATCGCCGGCCTTGATAGCCGCGTCGTATTGGTCCTGCACGCGTTTGTTGTGCGCGTCGGCCGCATCTTTGTCGGCTTGCTGTGCAGCGGTAAGCCCGGTCCCTAGATCGACGCCGGTTCCGATACGAGACTTCATGTCGCTGGCGACGCCGTTGACGGCAGCAATCCCGTCTTTGAACCTTTGCACGAAACCTGTTAAGGAGAAATCGTTGAACGTCTTTTGCAGGTTATCTATAATCAGGGCAATGTTCAAGCCCATGACCGTGAACGCGGTATCGAGAACGCCGGCTGCCGTAGACCCTTCGTCGGCCTGTTTGTGAATCCAATCACCGACCGCGTAAGCCCCGATCACGGCAATACCGGCGATCATTACGGCGTTCAAGCCCGACAGCGCCGTAGCAAGCAGCGCGCCGCTCGCAGCCGCACCCTTGAGCGCAGTTCCCGCTGCTGCCGCCCGGCTGGCCGCCACGACAGTAAGCCCGTTGTACTCGGCCCACGACGCATTGAGCCGCCACATGGCTGCGGTCTGTTCCGTCTCAGCCGCCGTCACCGTTTGCGCGGACGCCGCCATAGCCGCCGCCGCCTCGACTGCTGCAAGCCGGAGCTGCACCATTTGAGCGACAGTGCCGAGAACCCATTTGGCAAACTTCACGCCGAACAGTAAAGTCATCGCCGCTGATATCGCGTCTATGTTCTTGACGAACAGCTCAAGTACGTTCGTCACTGCTACAAACGCGTTCGTGATAATGCCGCGCCACCGCTCACCATCGGGCGAATTGAAAAACGCGGTCATGGTTTGGAGCAATTCCGTCCACGCTTGGGCGAAACCGCCTTCGGCGATACGCTTATTGAAGTCGAAAAGACTCGTCTCGAAACGGCCCTCTTCCGCCTGGAGCGATCGGATGGCCGACGGGATCTGCTTTTCGTATTGCTCGCGGATGACCGTAGCTGCCGCTGTGACGGCCACTTGCGAGCTAATCGCGCCCTTCTTCATCTCGGCGTACATCTGCGCCATGGACATGCCGATGCCCGACGCCATGGCCGCTTCGATACCCGGAACATTCGCTGCCAAGCGATTAAGGTCCATCATCTCGACCTTATTGCGCGACAGCATGTGCTCTAACTCAAGATACGAGTTGGCGACTTGATCCGAGGACGCGTGATTGACGCGCATCGCTTCGGTAAGCCGCTCGAAAATGAAATTTGTCCCGTCGAGTGTCAGGCCGGCGTTCTTCGCGGCGATTGCGAAACTGGAGTAGGACGCCGACAAATCCTTGAAGCCGATGCCCAGGCGCACGGATTGATCGTGAACATAGTTGTAAAGTTCGGCGGCTTGCTTGGCATCGCCGACCGTGACAACCATTAACTTGTTCTCGACAGCTTGGGCCGTGACATACGCCTCAAGCGCCTTGTGCGCGCCTTCGATCGCCGCCATCAGCCCGACGAAAGCGGCGATCTGCTCCAGCACTTCGCCGCGCCACCGTTGCGTGAGCGACAGACTTTCACGCTGGCCGGCGCCGAACAGGCTTACTTTCTTGCCGGACTCTTCGACCGCATCGCCGTATTTGCGGTGCTGTTCCGTAAGCGCGTTCTGCGCCGTCGTCGCGGCGCGGGACACCGCGAGAAGTCTTTCCTGATCGGCGGCGAGATTTGTTGACGATATCCCGGCACTCTTGAGCGCCGCGTCTAGTTGCACGAGCGCTTCGGTTTCAGTCTCGACGCTTCGCGCTGCTGCCAGTAATTCACGATCAGCGCGTGCAAGACTCTCAGCAAGCTCTTCGTCGGGCGCGATGGCCGACTGAACGGCTAGACGGTACTTGTCGGCCGATGCTGCGGCTGCGTCATAACGAGTTTTCGCAGTCGCCAGAACTGCCGCTTGATCGCGGTAAGCGTCGATCGCTCCGGCTTGCGCCAGCGCCGCCTTATTGATATCTGAGAACTTCTTAAACGACTCTGAAAAATTCTTAACCGGCTCATTGGCGAACACGAACGCCGCTGCCAGTTGCTTCGTTTGGTCTTCGAGTCCGGCCAGTGTCGTCCGCGCCGCCGCTGCCGGGCTGGCGATCGACTGGATCTGCCCTGACACGTTGGAACTAAGTTCCGGCGCACGCGGAGCGCCCGGCGCCGAACGGGACGCGGCGGCTTGCGACCGTGCCGCGAGCTGCTGAAAGTTGGCGAGCTGCTGCCGCGCTTTCTGTTGCGCTTCATACGACTCCCGCGCCTCGGCATCGCGGTCCAACGCGCGAAGCCGGGACTGTTCCGCCTTCAGGAGAAGTATGCGCTCTTCTTCGGCCGCTTGCTCTTGCTTCAGCCGTAGCACTTCGGCATCGGCGGCGGCCTGTTTTTCCGTCTCCACCGTGGCGGCTTTCTGTGCCTCTAACGCCTTCTCTTGAGCGAACTCCTGATCGAGGATAGCTGCGCGGAAATCGCGCGCTGCATCTTCGGCGCTTCGGCTCGAGCCGTACTGCGGCAGTGCAGTGTTCGTAGTGCGCGCCTCGTTACGCTGCACAACCGGAGAGAAATTCCGGTTCTCGGCAATCCACTTTTCGTTAGCCGCGACCGCCGCCTGCTCAAGCGCGATCTTCTCGGCCTTGAGCATTTCGACGTTCGCCGCCGTCGCTTCGGCCGCGTCCCGCTGCTCCTGCTTGAAGACTTGAAGGTTGCGGTTGTACGCGTTTAATGCTTCGCCGCTTTCGCCGATCGCCAGAGATACTTGCGTGATAGTGGCCGTCAACGCATCGTTCGCATCGCCGAGCTGCGCTACGTCGATCCCGACGGCTTTGAGCGCGGCAGCTTGTTTGTCGAGCGCGTCTGTTTGTTTTTTCAGGGCGGTTTGAGCGAGCGTGATTTTACCCGTCAAACCATCGTAAGCGTTCTGCTCTGCGCGCTTTAATGTGACACCTGCTTGAACCTTCTTGTTAAGCTCATCGTAACGAGCCTGAAGGGCTTTTACTTTCTCGGCTTGTTCGGCCGCTTTTGCCGTCTGCGCCGTGTAGCCGGATACGTCGTTCTGCTGCTTGACAAGCGCTTTTTGCGCGCGCTCAAGATCCCGTTGGCTTTCCGACAGTTCGGCGTAGGTGATCTCGCCGTGCTTCGCGGCTTCGACGTTGCCAGCGAGCGCAGCCGTGAACGAGTCAACGGCTTTCGCAATATCCTGAAACGGCTTGCTCGCAAGATCTCTTGCCCTAAGTATCAGCTCCGCATCGCGTGAACTACTCGGCATGAGACAAATCTTTCACAAGATCTTGGAAATGCTTTGCGGCCTGTTTTCCTGCTAGGGCGCTGCATATAGCAGATTGCACCAAAATAGCTTGAGTTGCAAGCCATCTGTCAACCCGCTGTTGTGCAAAATGGTATTCGCTCCATAAGTATCCGATCGGATATCTATGGACTTCGGATCTCGTATGGCCTTCGGATACGAGGAAGCTCGTTTGCGCTCTAGTAACCGAGAAGATTTCTACTAGACGGCTTTCAGGTTCGGCGATGCCGCGGCCTTTGGCGCCACGCTTTGAGCGAGATTTCGCAGCATCGCCAGAAAGTTTTTTGGGCCTCCTACGTCAACGAACGTGAGTTCGCCGATCTCCTGAATCGCCTTGATCTGCGTGGGCGCCGGCAACGTGGCCGCAATGCCGATCAGGTCTGGAGCGTCACACGCGTAAGCGATGATCGCCGCCGCCAGCGCCGGAGTCTCCACCATCATCTTCGCGGCCATCGGGCCGATAGCCGAGAGTCCAGCTTCCCCGTACAGTTTGAACATCTTGTCCATGTCAGGAAAGTGGTCGTGCAACAATGTAGCAAAATCCGTCATGTTGAGGCCGCGCACGCTCAATGGACTTCCGCCCGCGATCGGCACGTTTCGGCGCATCGGCTTGTAGTCGGCTAGGCCGGTCATAGGCAACGATCTCCGCGCAAGGTAAGTCGCGCTGATTTACTGTCAGCGCGACCTTGTTTCTAGTAACCGAACGTCGGTCAGGGAACGCCGACGATATCCGAAATGATGCGCGGCGAACCATCTTGAGGAAGCAGAACCTCCACCTTGAAGCTCATGGTCTGCCACGTATCGCCTTTCAGCGAATACGTTCCATCCGAACTGATCTGCGAATACGGGCAGTAGAAATACCGATCCGGGCCGTAGCCTTGCTGACTGACGTAGCGCAGCGCGCCATAGATCTGCGCGCCCTGGCCGATGACCTGAGTGCGCGTGCCGGCGAGTTGATGATAGGTAAGATGCACCGCGATCGGCGTGCTCGTGAAAACGGTACTGCCGGGCAACGTCTGGACGCGGCCGTTGAGCGCGTCCACCGCGTAATCAGTGTTGAGCACGATTGCCGGAGTGCCTGACGGAACGGTCAGCGTGATCGTGGCGAGATTGCGAAGACCGGCCGGATTCGTCGGCGACACGCCGAGCTGGTAGAACCGATTGCCGATCATTTCGATGGTTTCGGTGAGGCCGGTAGCCGCGACGACGGTTTCGTTTTCGCGAGCGCCCAGGAACCAGACTGCCAGATTGTCGGCGTCGATCGCATCCGTGTCGAAAGTGACGGTGATTTCCGACTCCAGAATGATCGAAGCGTCCTTGAGCTTCAGCCCTTCGTCGGAATCGTAATGCTCCAGCATCGTATTTGCTATCGCGAAGTCGACTTTCGGCGTATTGCCGAAATACCGCTCGCCGGTTTTGAGCCCGGTGACGGGATCGAGCATATCGAAGTAGAGCCGGCCACGGCCCACTGTCAAGTATTCGGTATTCGATGTTGCCATGGTGACGACTCCTCTACGGCGTGAAGATATTGTAGGCGAACTTGAGGACGAGAGGCAAGTAGAACATACAGTAATCCGTCGTCGTGTCAACTGGCGGGCGAACTATCCCGGGCGAAAACTTCATGTCGGATATTAGACCGCCCAGCATAAACCATGGCGCAATGCCGTTCCCCATAGTATCGACCGCAATAATCCGAGAACACGCTTTCGCAACATCGGCGGCAAGATAGTACGCGGGAACACTTGGGTTCACGGGATCATCTATTGCCCAGCCTTGGACAAGAAGAATCCAGTCGAACTCGCCGCCCTGCTTGAACTCGCCGGCAAAGATCGTTTCCGGTGGCCGGTCGTTTTCGACAACCGACAAGAATGGCCGTGGTGTGTCGTCACCGAATAAGCCGCGTCCGAAAAAGACGTTCTCGCCCACGTCGTTATTGTAGCCGTTGGCCGTCGTGATCGTCATGAACAACTGTTGAAGCTGCTTCATGATCTGTAGCTGACGCGGCATCACAACGCCGGTCGTGCTCCACTGGCGACCCCAATTAAGGCCGTATGTTCCGCCCTCACCAAGCATTTAGAAGCCTATCAAGCTGACGGAAGAACTCGGCGGAACTAAGTTCCAAAAGCATCGGCATGAAGCCGCCGGCACCCTCCCGCAACACTTGGCCCACCGAAGGCCCGTAAAGCAGAAACACGTTTGGGAATATCTCTTGCGTGTTCCCCTTGTAACGATTCTCGATCCGCTCGCCCGGCTTCAGCCTGATCGCCAAGCCCACGTTGTTTACCGTCTCGGTAAGCTGACTCCCGGCGCGAAGCCGAACGAAGAACGCGTGAGGGATGATCTTGATCGTGCCCGGCTTCACGCGCACGTCAACCGTCGTGCCTTTCGGCTGCGGTCCGAACCGGATCGGGCTGACCGCAAACCGGGCAAGCGACGTTGGGCGCTCACGGCCGATGATCGACGCCTCTAGTCTCGTCGGAGAGGCCGTTTTGCCGGGCACCAGACGGCCTGACTCCAGATACCCTTTAGGGAAGGCTACCTGTTGATAGACCGCCTTCCTTGCCCCTTGTAGCCCGGCGCGCTGCATGGTCTGATTCAACGCCATACTGGCAGCTTTGGGCGCCAGCGTCGGGAATGACTGCACAAGCGGAATGAGCTTGTCGTTCGCCGTGAAATCGAATCTCAGTTCAATTCCCGCCATGGCTCGCCACGTTCCAGGCTACGTTTATCGGCCCATCGGCCGGAACCTTCGTATCGAGCTTGTACGTCAACGTCGCGTTATACTGCGGTATGGTCACGATCCCCAGCCGTACCGGCGTCACGCCGCCCCAGGTGACGCCATTCTCATCGGTGTATGGCGTCGCGATCTCGTCGGCGCTAAAGAGTATCCGGTCAACGCCCTCAAGCACAACCGCGTACGCTTTAGAGTCTCCGTCCGTAAACTGACCTTGTTTGTTGTTCCAGCGAACATGGAAATTCGTTACCACGCCAGTTATGGGCGCAGTGTAAGTCGCGGCCACGCCGAACGTGCTATGCACGATCCGGCGTGTCGCGATCTTGAGTGCGGCAAAATCGAAAGGCATCAGAGCCCGTCGAGCGGATCTTTCGCCTTCGCGGGCGCCGATCGAGGCTGTGCGATTGCTTCGATCGGCGCATTCTTGCCCGGTCCCGTCGAATTGGGATCGGGATTGAGCGTCGTCGCCGTGTCCACCGTTGGGCCGTCCGGTTGTGCTACGAAGCCGGGCTGATTGGCCTCGTTCCGCACTTCGCGGATCGCGTTCGGATTGACGGCGAGAATATCCTTGATCTCGTCGTCCGTCAGCTCCGGCGTATCGCCGGGCTTGAACCGGAGCCGTTCGGTGCCGCGGCCGAGGGTAACGGACGTGACCATGACCATTTTGCGTTTTGCCATTTTGGCGTTCTCCGTTGTAACGTGTTTGCAGGGAAACGGCGCGCCGAAGCGCGCCGTCCTAACTTGTGCAGGTGATACGCGCCGAGCCGTTCGGCCACGCGGGGAGCGGTAGAGGCGCCGATTGCGTCATGGTGTAGGTAACGCTCGGATCTTCCACATCCCAAAGTTTCGGGAACCATTTCGTCGGGACGAAGTTCGCCCGGCGATCCTTGATCGCGCCGTAGAGCTGGAATCCCTCGATACCGGGTCCGGTGAAAATGACCTCGTTCGGCTGCACATAATATTGCAGATTCCCTTGGTCGTCCTGATACCAGGAATTGTTTACCCATAGCTGGAGGCCGTTCACGTCGCTGCCGGAGCCGGCGAGCACGCCCTTATACTCGACTTCAAGCCCGGCCGATACCAGGGAGAAATCCGTCGTGCTGCCGCGATAGAACGCGGACAAGAGCTGATAGACTTGCTGATTGCTCGAAAACAGCTCCCACGCATTCTCGCCGAACGTGATCCGGTTGATCGACGTGCGGCCAATCAGCCGAACGAGACGCCGGATGTTGGCGATATCGGCGAGCGGATCGGCGGCGCTGCCATCCCATTTCGCCGTGCCGGCCAGCGTCACGTCGAGCTGCGTCGCTCGCCCGAAGCCGACGGTGACGGACGGGTAGTCGTCCCCGGCGACCGTGATCTGCCCCGCCGCCAGTCCGCGAGCCGCCATCCACTCCATGCGCCGGAGGATCTGATTGCGTTCCGCTTCAAGATTCATGCCGATACGCGCCTCGAATTTCTGCGCGAAGCTCATGGGTGCGTTGATCGGCGTTCCGGCCATGCGCGGGAGCGGCTTGGACGGGTCCACCACATGCTTCGGCTTGACGTAGGCCGGCTTGAACGACTTGGTGCTGTAACCCTTCTCCGTCATCACGCGGCCCTGCACGTTCGGCGCGACGAATGGCGCCATTTCGCGCGTGACGTACACCGAGTCGAACAGGATCACGTCGGTATCGAACGTCAGTTCCTTGTTGAAAACGAGATCCAGAAAGTAGGAGCCGGGCGGGTCCGGCTGGCCGTTCAAGACCATCTGCAAGACCGCTTGATCGTAAATTCCCCAAACCATTTGTCACTCTCCGTAGTTATGAGCTTCGCGTTACCGTGCGCCCGGAACTTAGTTCCGGCGCGTCAGGAGTACGTCGGCGGCTGGCCGGTCGTATCGAGTGTGCCGACCGCGAGCGTACCGCGATCCCAGAGAACCTGTAGCTCCAGCATGGTCGCGCCGGAGGGGACGACGAGTGCCGCGAAGTTGAAGAAACCGCCCGTGTAGAATGGCGCGCTGGTATCGGCGTTCGTGCCGGTTCCGCTGGTATCGCACGGTTGCGCCAGAACGCCGATCGCGACACCCGCGCCGCCGCTGCCGCCCGGAACCCAGGGAACGAGTTTCCCGGTCGCGGCCGTACGCGCGAGAACCGTATAACGCTTGTAGACCGTGCCGGCCGTCAACAGCCCGTAGTCCGTGGTGACGGGCTTCTCGCCCGCGAAGAGCTGAAACGGAGTGTAGGAATCGAAATTCGGATCACCGCCGGCTAGGTCGCGGGCGGGATCGTTGTAAAGGCTCGTCATGGTTATGGTCTCCCTGTCCTGCCGACTGCCGGCGAAACGTGATTACGCGGCGACGAGCTTGACCTTGCCGCCGCCTGCCACTTGCTGATTGCGGAGCATCCGCGCCGCAACGGCCTCCGGCGTGTCGCCCTTGACGCCGCCATGCGGATCGGCCGTAATGTTGGGGTGCTCGGATCGGTCCATGGCGCGCTGAAAGCGATCGGGATCGAGTCCGGCGTCGGTGATGACCGGCGCGGTGACGACGGGCGCGGCTTCCGAAGCGGCGGCTCCCAGGATGACCTTGGCGGCATCGATCGACATATCCTGCTCCGCGAGAACGGCGGCGAGGCGCGGCTTGTCCTTGGCTTCGGCGCACGTCAGGATGCCGTTGCGACGGGCGCGATCTTCGGCGAGCGCGTTGCGGGCGGCTTCCGCCGAAATCCGGGCAACGTCGGCGGCGGTAAGAGTCGACTCCGGCGCGGTGGCCGTCGTGGTATTCGTCGTCTTCTCGGTCTTGTCCATGGCGGGCTCGTCCTCTTCGTTTGAATCATCGTCGGGGCCAATGTCGGCGTCGTCGTCACTCAGGAAACTCGACAATGCTTGCGGCGGCGAATAGGTCGCATTGATGAAACCGACTTTCAACGCGTCGTCAGCCGCGTAAATTTGTGCTTCCGTTCCGCGAACTGTCGAAGCATCCATGTTACGGTTGCGGGCGACAAGACTGACGAACGAATCGTAAATCTTGTCAATCTCTGCTTGCATATCAGCTTTTACGGCATCTGACAATACGTTATAGGGATTTCTATCCGCCTTATGCGCGCCGGCAAAGACAAACGTAACCTTGATCCCCACGTCCGCAAGCATTTCCGAGTAGTCGGCGTGCATGGAAACCACGCCGACTGATCCGATCCATGAACTCGGGGTCGCATAGATCTTGTCACACGCGCTCATGAGCGCGAACGCTGCCGAGCAGCACGCGGAGTCCACTATTGCGGCCATCGGCTTGACGCCGCGCTGCGAATAGATGTAGTCGGCCAGCTCGAAACAACCGGAAACCTGACCGCCGTAGCTGTTGCAGTCGAAAATAACGCTTGTCACTTCGGGATCGGCCATCGCGGCGGCGAGCTGCTGCTGAATGAAATTGTACCCGGTGACATACGTCCCGTAACTATACGAAAACCTGTTTATGAGAGTCCCTTGAACCGGGATGATCGCCACGCCGTCTATGAACAGAAACGGCTTCTCTCCGGCTACGGTGTAATTCGGGTATCCGTAAGCCGCCGCGACTTCCGCCCGGCGTGCCAGCTCCCGCGAAATCTCTTGCTCGTGATCGGCCGAGCAAAACGCCCGAAGATCCGCCATGAAATCCAGATCCACCTTGGCTGGCGTCGGCTCGATCGTGACCGGCGCTCCGGCGTGAACTGGCAACAGCAACATCGCCCGGCCGGCGACACGCGCGAGAACGCTTCGGAAGTTTCGCTGAAACGTCATGGGCTGTTGTCTCCGCTTCCGTCGTCCGTCTTATCGCCCGCCGTCTCGTCCTTCGGATCGCCAGCGTTAATCGGATCAGTGGGCGCCTGCGTCGAGCCGCCGGGCCGTTTCGTGGAGAGGTCAAAGTTGAGCCCTTTCGCCGCAATGATACCTTCCTCGCGCGCCCGCTGCGCGAACACCTTGCGCCAGTCAGCACCGTTGTACCGGCCGATTTCTTGTTCGTAAGTTGAAAGCCCGGCCTGTATGCGAAGCACGGCAGCTTGCGTCTCCTTCAGCTCGTCAATCTGACCGCGTCCAGCGCCGATCCACTCACACGACGTAAGCGCATCCTTTATGAGCGACTGGTAGAACCAGTCTTTCGATTTGCCGGGAGGGCGCGGCAGATTGCCAGCATTCCAGTCTTCCTCAAACCAAAGACGGTAAACCTCGGTGGCAAATTTATCGGCAACGATTTTCTTGCGCGACTGCATGAAGCGCCATGTCGCAAGCATACTCGCGCGCGCGCTGCTGTAACTCGTTTGGGAGTAGTCCCGCGAAAACTCTTCGTAGGAGATCCCGAGGCTGGCGCAAATGTGGCGCAGCAAACTCTTCTCGAAATCCTGCCCGACGCCGCCGGGCGTACCCATAGGCTGCATGTGCAGCTTTGTACCAGGGAACAAGTGCGGGATCTTGGCGCCGTCCATGGAGATATTCGACGTACCGCTTAGGTACGCTTGAAGCGCCTGCATGAACTGGCCGGAAGGCTGCATCCAATTGAACGGCCCGGCGCCTTCGACCATGCTGCCGGGACCACCGAGCTGCTGATAGACGATATCAGGCGGCAGTTCCGACTCGATAGCGGCGGCGAAACTGGCGTTGATGACCGCGTTCTGTAGAGTGACATCCTGAAACGCGGAAGTCATACGCATCTGTTTGAGTGAAGCTGCCATCTCGGATATGCCGCGATTCTGGCCCGGCTCTTGCTGCTCGACAATGTGAATAATCTGCCGGCGTCCCCAAGCCATTGTCGCGGGAACACGTTTCCAGATATACGAATTAGCGTCGAAATACTCTGTCGGGAACGACTGCCGGATGTAATACGCAACGGGACGCCCGTACGTGTCGATCTCGACACCGCGCTTCATCGTCGGCGTGTCCATCGCCGTCATGGCCGAGTCTGGATTGCTCAACCGATCCGGGCTTATCATTTGCAAGCAGGTTGACATGGGCCGGTTCTTGTTCTTGAGCCACTCGACGGACGCGAGCACTTCGCCCGTCTTCAAGAACATCCCGACCGCAAGGCGCACCATCCCCGTCAGGGTCATGCGACCTTGTACGTCAAGCCAACAGTCCGGCGAGTCGGCAATCAGATTGAACCGCGCTTCCACCGCGTCTTGCAGCTCTTCGCAATAGTCGTCGGAAACGCCGAGCACCTTAGCGTTCGGCTGTGCGTTGAGGATGTACTGTGCGCCGACAATGCTATCACGGTGAATCGCAACCGCGCCGGAAACATAACCATCGTTCTGAGCCCGATCGCGCGCCCGCGCGTCGGCCATCGGCTTAACCCAATTAATCGCCTGATCCGGCGATCGGAAGTCGGGCGCCCACTTGGCCGTCTCGCGCGACGTGCTTTCGGCACCCTCCCAACCACCGCCGATCGCCAGAAAGTCGCGCTTAGTCGCGCCGGAACTTAGTTCCGAAACGCTTGGCCCGGTCGGAACTGGCACGTCGGCCACTAGAAGAAGTACCCGTATGGGGCTTTCGGCCCGGCGAAGCCTCTGCCACGCTGCTGGATTGCCGCGTTGAGCGTGCGAATCCACACCATCAGCTTGTCGGAATTGCCGGTGTTGAAGCGCACGGTTTCACCGTTCTGATCGCGCACTTCGACGGGATTTGTCCCCATCTGAATGTTGGTGTACGCATTGATCGCGTTCGTCAGCCACGTTTGAAGAGTCGGCACGGGGATCAGCGCCAGAAAATCCTGCGGCGTCGGCCCACTGCAATACCCAAAAGCGCCATAGCTCATTATGCGAGTGCTTTTCCGAAAGCGGTGAAATCGAATTGCTGCGCGGGCTTACTGTATAACTCTTTTTCAGGAGATACAACTAGAGAATTTTTATCCCAAGTTGCGGCCCAGCCGGGCGGATTTTCCCAATTGATCTGATCTGCTCGAATCAATTCTGAGAGACAAATGCCGATAGTATAGTAGCCGAGATCCCAGGCTTCGTTTCGAGTATGACTCGGGTTTTCCCAACCTTTCTCTGTGCGCGTCTCGGCGCACAACTCGCGGAACACTTCATCTGGCACCCAAGCCGGAACGCGGAACATGCCTTTACCCGGCTCGGTACAATCCAAGCGGCCGGCAAGCGTATCCTTCAAAAGATTCGAATTTATCAGCATGACCGGCACATCGCCGCGAGCGGGCGCCATGCGATCGCGCTGATTGGAATCAGGGTAGACGATCCGCGTGCGAGGCGCGCGATCGGAAGGCTCACCCTTCACGAGCATGAATCTCCCGTGCTTGTTCTCGCGGCGCAGCTTGCGCCAGTAGTCATAGGCGTTTGTCGTGACGCCGTGCCGACCGCCCGAGTCACAGACGGTAAGTTTGATCTTCATGCGGCGCCCGCTGTTATCGGCGAGCGGATACGTTTTGTTGATAACTTGTTCCTCTATGAGATCCCAATCGTCCAAATATGTGTGAGGTTTCACCCAAAGCCGCTCGCCGTCTTCGTCGGTGCGCTTGGATTTGCGTATATCAAACCGATCTATCAGCACCGTGTCGAACTGTATCCCAGGCAGGATTCCCGTGATCTGTACGACAAACTGATTTGCTTGAACGTCGATCGCCGCGACAAGCATTCTAACGTCGTCCGGTACGACGTGCTCCGGCAAGTCTTCCGCACGGTTCTTGAGCGCTTCCGGCACGCGCACAGAGTCGTTTCGCTTTGGTTTGTACGGCTCGCCTAGATCGTTATTGTAGAACTTCTTTAGGGAGTCCTCGCTGCCGGTGCGCTCGTAATCCGTCATAGCGTCGAGATAGAGCGAAACGAGATTAGCCCACGACACAAAACTCGCCGCAACCCCATTCAACCAGTAGCTCAATATCCGCGTACGCGGACCCTCACCGACAACTCGCCCTTTCTCGATACGCTGGCCGTCCGCGAGCCATCTGCCGAAAATGTTCATCTCGCGCCGATCCGAATACTCGATACGGCACCCGTTTATGGGACACTCCATGTAGACAGATTGCCCGATACTCAAGTTACCGTGCAGCTTTTCGTTAAAACGCAAATGCGAAAAGTCGCCCATGAAATACTGGCCGCAATGCGGGCACGGCCAATACCATCGACGCCGATCGCCGCGATTGTACAAACCGATTATACCATCGCACGGGGGCGCCTCGTGCGGCGTTTTCTTGATCCATTTCTGCGGATCTTTGATCGGCCGCGACGGCGACGACTCCGCAACGCACATGGCGAACGATCCGAACGTCGTAGTTCGCTTGGACGCTAAATCGTATGGCGCACCTTCGCCGTCGATATCGTCGGGCATCCGATCGTAATCCGTCATGAAAACATGCGGCACCGGCCGACCGGCAAGCTGACTGATTGCCGGCCAACTCAACGTGAGAATGTTTCCCGAGCTGTAGTGCTTGTCAAACTTGTTATCGGCATCCTTGGACTTCTTGAGCCGGTTTCCGACTTCCGTGGAATCGCGATGCAGTCGATCGACGCGACGATTGGAGAAGTCGCGAGCCGTCGTGTTCGTCGGGCAAAACAGGAGAATGTCGAGCGGATCGACAATGATGCTATGTAGTAACCCGTTTACGATAAGGCTGTCCGTCTTGCCGACCTGAGCGCCGCCCACGAATATCAAACCATTGTGATGCGGAGATATGCACCCATCCATGGGTTCTACCATGTACGGCGTTTCGTCATTCGACCACGGCCCGATAAAACCGCCGGGATTGTTCACCTTACGGTATTTCGTAGCGGCTTCGCTTACCGACAACCGTTCTGGCGGCGTCAGTATTTCGGCAAGATCGAGAACGATTTCTTTGAGTGTATTATAAATCCGCGTATCCGTCTTCTTCGTCAGCATCCGCCGCGCCTTTACCTTGGCGGCGCTGGCGGAACGTTGCGCCATCCGCGGAGTCGGCGCTGTCGTCAAAGTTTTCTGGACGATCTTCGGAAGATTCTTTCCCCGCGTCCGAACCGGCTCGATCGGCGGCGTTGACTTTTGCGATTTCTGTGAGGTCCGTTGCAAGGCTTTCACGAATCACCTTCATGGTATTGTCGATCAAACGCTTGATGAGATTCCGTTGCTCGTCCGTAAGCCCTATCTCGCGCTCAACCTGATCGCCGAGAAGCAGGAGACTCAGACGCAGCGTTTTGAAGACTTCACCGATCATAATCTGCACGTCGGCCGTGCGCCACAAATCACCGGCCAGTTCTTCATACCGAAGTTGAGCGTGCATCCCGTTCCAGTATTCCTTGAGCATATACGGGTTGAGATCTTGGGGCGACATCTTTTTGATGTACTCGCCAATATCGACTTTCGGCTGCACGAGATATTCGGCCACGTCTCGAATGGCGTACAGGTGCGTATTCATGTGAACGCCGGTAGGCGTGCAATGGGATATCGCTTCCTTGACTCGGTTGCTCGCCACCTTGAATATATCGCGCAGCTCTGTAAGTGACGCGCCGACGTACATCACGCGTCTTTCCGATTGCATTTCTTGTCGCGTCACGGGCGCCGTCGTCTTCGACACCGCCGGAACTAAGTTCCGAGTGTCTTTCGGCTTCGGAGCCGGCGTTGTTTTCTTGCTGGGTGGCCGGCCGACCGGACGTTTCGGCAGTATTGGTGCCATCATAGAATCCCTTTCAAGTCTTCCGATACGCTGTTCTCCCGCATAAGTCGTTTGCGTAAAGCGCGCAGTTTGTTGAACAGCATATTTTGCGCGCCTTCTTTCCGGCGCAACTTGTCAACTACATGCACGTCCAACGTACCGACCGCCATAAGCAAATGCACAAACACTTGTCGGGCTTGCCCTTGCCGTGCCACGCGACCTATAAGTTGCAAGAACAGCTCTAGGGACCAGCATATATCAAAAAACACAATACGGCGACCAGGGCCAAGCTGAAGATTAAGACCGTGGCCGGCACTTGCCGGGTGAACCAATAGCATCGGGATTCTACCGGCGTTCCAGGCGTCTTTTTGCGATCCCGTTTTGTCGAGAACGACCGCTTGCGGAAATGCCTTTTGAAGTCGCGCCAAGTTTGGTTTGTACCAGTATGCGACAAGTAAGGGCTCGCCGTCCGTCTCTTCAACAATTTCACGTAGCTCTTCGATTTTCGCATCATGGAAAAACCGGGCCTTTCCGTCATTATCATAGACGCATCCCGACGCGAGCTGTAAGAGCTTACCGGCAAGCGCGCCGCCGTTCACGGCTTCTATGAACTCGTCATCGGGAAGACGAAGGACAAACTCACGCTCGAATTTCCTGTACTGCTTGAGCTGATCCGTTTCCAGAACTACCGGACGCCGGAGAATTTGAGGGATCAACCGATCTGGCAAATGATCTTCGGCTTTCATCACCAAACATATGTCGGATATCTTGCGGATAATCTCAGTATCGGCGCCCGGCAACAGCGTGTAGGAGTGCGAGAACCTGTTATGCGCGAAATACTTGTTACGAAAGTGAGTGATAAAAGTCCCGAAGCGTTCGCCACGATCAAGAAGATAGATCTGCGCGAACAAATTCATGTAGCTTTCAGTGCATGGCGTCGCCGTAAGCTCCACAAGTCTTCTCACAAAAGGTAGCACCTTGCACAGCGCCTTGAAGCGTTTTGTCGAATGATCTTTGAACGCCGAGGCTTCATCTATGATGACCGTGTTATACGGCCACTTGCTGCCCCAATGCTGCACGAGCCATTCGACGCCTTCGCGGTTGATGATATGAATGAACGTGTTTTCTTTCGCGAGCCTGACTTTTATCTCGTGCCGCTTCGCTGTCGTCGCCTTCGTCGCCGCTTTCCCCGCTTCGGCCTGATCGTCGCCATTCGACAGCGCGTTACGCCGCGCCCAATTGCCAGCTTCGCAGATCTCGTCTTCGTGTCCCTCGTGCCGTAGAATTGTGTAAGTGAGATCTGAGCTAAAATCCCAACCTTGGATCTCGTCGGGCCAAGTCTGGATCGCGACCTTCATGGGTGCGATAATCAGAACACGTGTATCGGGTAGCCACTCGCGGAGCATCTTCAAGAGCATGAGGATGATTACAGTTTTGCCGAGTCCCATATCGGCATACAGCCCGGCAAACGCGTTATCCCATAAGAACTCCAACGCCATGTGTTGATACGCGTGCATGTCCGGCGCGTAGTGCCGTATAAGCAATTCGCGATCGAACTTGTCAACGTCAAACGAAGTCACGGAACTAAGTTCCGACGTGCATCCGCGTTCGCGGACAAAGCTGTTTGCAGCCGCGCCTTGAGCACCGCAAACGGCGGCTCCGGCACCGGGCCGCGCGGTCGCGGAAGCGGCTTGAAGAGCGGCAACGGATGCTCGTAATCTTGCTCCATCTGCATCCGCATACCGCGATGCCACACGTTCCATTGCACGTCCATCAGCGGTGAGACGCCGCGCTCTTCCGCGAGGAACGCCGGACGCCACATGAGCGGCAGCACAAGCTGCGGCGGATTCTCGTCAAAATACCTCGCGTTCTCCGCGACGTTCCAGAAATTGCACTTCGTTAGCATCGCATAAACAGAAACAGATTTGTACCACTCTGCGCGCCGAATAAAATCGAGCGCAAGTGCGAAAGGCGGATTGGTGATGATCGAATCCGTTCCCATAATCTGATACATCGGTTCCGACCAAAGAAAATCGGACAGCTCGCCGTATCCCGTATTGCGGATATCCGTCGAGACGACTTCGACGCCATAACTTTCGATAACATAGCTCATGCTGCCATCGCCGCACGCCGGCTCCCAAACGCGGCGGATCGGCGTCTCGTCAAGATTCATGAGCACGTTCATAAGCGCCATCGTAACGTCAGGCGGCGTCGGGTAGAAATCCGAGGGCTTGCGATCGTAGGTCTTACTCGACTCGATCCAGGCCGATGACACTTTGCTTACTTCACGTACCGGCATTGCGCCCTCAAACTCGTTTGTGCGAAGTTTTCCATATCGTCATATTTATACAAACTCGGATCACGAAGTCTCGTCGGCGAGTAGAACGTGATCGGCGCCGCAAGAACGCGCCTGAAATAGTCCACGTTCGCGACAAAGTACACTTCAAACCCCGATTGCGCGATATCACAAGCTCGCAAGATCTGTTGGGGCTTCGCCGGCTCATTCCGCCGCTTGAACTCGAAATATACGCATCGCCCGCGGCGCATGAAGCATCGATCCGGCCAGCCGTTCGTTGACGACAGAGCAATCTTGTAGCCTTTCCAGCCGGCCCATTCCGCGATATCGACGCACTCGCCCTCGATCTTGGATTCAAGTTCCTCCATTGCGACCTCCTGTCGGCGCTCGGCTCAACTGATTGACGCAGCCTGTCTCGTCCAACGCCCGGAACCGTTCCCAGGAGCCGCCGCGCAACGACTCATTGATCTGCACCGCACGATGCAGCGCGTGTAACAGCTCCGCCAACCCCGGATTCCCGGCCGTGTAGCCCTGTTTCTGCCGGTCCCGTAGTATCGCCTCGAAACCCGTCATCTGCGCCGTGGCGAGCTTTATGGCGCCCTCAAGCGTCTCGTGCGAAGCGTGACCGCTGAAAGGGTACGTCGAAAGCGAAACGTCGTATCGCCAGACGTGCGCCCGGTAGCCGCCGATCACTTCCCAGGTTCTAATCTGCATCTGCACGGCGGCGCTCCCGTGCCGCGCGGTTCATGACGATCGCGTTGCGTAATTCGGTAATCACGCGCATCTGATCGGGAGTGACGTTGTGCCAACCAAACGGAACGCCTACGTCGGTGTAGATTGTCTCGCGCACGATGCGATGCTTGCGCCCGTCAAGATCGAACACCGCCTGTCGGATAGCTTCCTCCGGCGAGCTGCCTGATCCGAAGCCTTGGGCGTCCCGATCATCGCCGCGGCCGACGCGCCAACGTACTGCTGCGCAAAATCCCGCATTTATCTCCCGAAGATCCGTGAGACAAGCGTCCGGGCCGGTGATATCTCCTATGATAGATCTAATACCCATAAACCGGTTCTCCTGTAGCCGTGTCGGCGGCTATCCCTTACGGTAGAAATCGGCGGCGTATCCGTCCGCTCCAAGTACGAGTCCACCGTGACCGGGCGGTACAATAGACATCAGCTCGCATAACGTGTCAACGTCATAGTAGTTATCTCCGCGCCGCTCCAGGCACCAAAGCTCATCATGAATGTCGCCGATAAGATGAAACCCATAATCGTAGACCTTACGCATCCCGTGCGCGAGCACGTCCCGCGCGATAGCCTGTACGGCGTTCTCGAATAGCTTGGCGCCTCGTGTGTAAATACGCGTCCATTTGTTACCTTTCTGACTGTCCAAACCCATGTAGCTGACAATCAGTTTCTCGTAAGTGTTGCCGGTACGCGGAGACACGCGCAGCTCGCGCGTCACACGCGGCTGAAAGTAATAGATGCGCCGATCGCTTGGCAACGTCATCACGAGATAGGGCTTTTCGTAGCTGAATGTGATGAGTCCATTTACCGTGATCGGCCGATGCGACACGACAGCGGTAACGGCTCCTTCCTCCATCGCATACCACGTTTGGGGAATCTCTAGGTAAACTTGGCGGAACGTCCTAACCGAGTGGTGACTTTCTTCTCGTGTAAGTTTGATCCCCATGCCGTCGGCGTGACCCCACAAGCCCGTCTTCTTGCCGTCCTCCATGTCGCCGCCGCCGAGTCCATAAATCGCACCAAGGACTCCCGGCTTCGCACCTTGGCGTTGATGGGAATCAACTTCTTCGTACGCGACTTTATACATGAACGTGGCGAAATCTTTGTATGGGTCCAAGTCGTTCGCAAACACGTTCATAAGACGAATGCACTTGGCTACCCAAGCGGCAACGCGTGTCTCGATCGACTTCAAATCCGAAAACAGTAAAACCATTCCTTCGGGCGCCTGAATAGCCGATCGGATTGAACCTATGATGACATCCATCGGATCATCGATCCAGGCCATGTCGGCGAAACTGGAGTCTCGTATCGCTTGCATGACACACCGAAGCATCTTGTCGCCGGATACCTTATTCGGGGACAGGATCGGCGGCGTGCGAACGAGATTCTGCGGCTGAAACCCGCGTCCCGACCATCGGCCAGTTCTGGCGGCGCCGGCGAACTGAAACCCGAACCGATACCTACCGTCAGCTCCGGTGCGATCGACCAGGGCTTTGAGTTTCGCGTGACTCTGGCGCGCGGCTTTCTGGCGTAACTTGAGAACGTGTCTGGCGTGCTCATCTATCCGATAGCCGAACAGAAAATATGTCCCGCTTGGACCATGTTCCGCGTCTTCGTTTACAACCTTCGTGATCGAGTCTTTCTGCAAATCGTCAAGCGGGTAGCCGTGCGCCTTGAGCCAGGGCAGGAGCTGATCGGTAGAATTGGCGTTCTTGACTTCGATCTCAGGATTGATCTCGTTCGCGTATTCTACCATTTCCGCAAGGAGCTGCCGTTTGCGCTCGTTCGCCATTTCCAGCGCTCGCGCGGCAAACTCAAGATCAACCGGGAAACCGTTCAGATTGATCTCCAAATCTATCTCGAATAATTCCCATTCGTGCTCGGGGATGTAATACTTGATGAGCCGGCGCTTGATAGCCTTTTCGGCCACGTTGTCCTGAATGTTATACTGTCGGAATCTCTCCCATTTGTCGGGATCGGTGAACTCGTCGCGCCAGACGAATGAGTTTGACTTGGTGATTTTCTGCGGCACGCAAAACAGCCGAATGAGCTTCTTTCCGTCGGCCATCTTCTTGCGGTCCATCGGCATTTCTACCTGATCGCCGATCTCGCCCAAGCCGCCGGAGAACCCCTGCATGTTGGCGAGCGCCATGGAGCACCGCCAGCCTTTGAACGGCGTGTTGATGTTCAAAACCCGCCGCGTAATCATGAACTCGAACGAAGAGTTAAAGCCCCACTTGAGCACGTTCGGATCTAGCAGCGCTTTCCTAAACTCGTTCGGGAGTTTGTCTCCGCGCGCAAGATCGAAATGCTTATCGGGACCGCCGTTGATCGAGTAAGCGCCCATGAGGACAGCCGTCTCAGGGTGCGCGGAATAACGGTCTATCCCGTGCGCCCTGATATCGACGGGACTCCTGGTTTCGTAATCCAGGTGAATTTCGTCCGGCATCGTTCACGAACCCTCGAAAGTGTTTCGCGCAATGAATTTATCGAACTCCAGCGCGTCCGCAATACTGATATGGAGAATGGGCTTTCCGGCTTCTCGGAAATACCGCTCTTCGGCACGGATGCCTGCGGATTCCGCCCAGCCGTCCATCTTGACGATGATAAGCAATGTCGCCGCGTCCATGAACGGCGCGTTGACTTTCTGCCAGTACGCGCCCGTCTTCGCGTCAACATCGCTCACGATCGAGTGGTAGTGCGCGATCGGGCAGTAGACGGCTTCGCCGACTTTCAGGATGCCTTCCGCTGCCGTGCAGGCGTCCTTGTAAGCCTTCTCACGCCCTAGCTGATAATTCGTGTACGGAGTCGCGACATAAAACAGCGGCCTTAGCGCCTCGTTCAATTTTCGCATCACCATGATGTTCTCCCAAGCGTTCGGAACTTAGTTCCGAGTGACGACGGACGCCGGTTTCCCGGCGTCCGCGTGACGACTAGAGACCGTCGAAATCGTCCTCATCGAAGGACGAGTCTTCGCCTTCGTCATCGAACGTTGCGTCAATCGCCTCTTCCGAGATCCGGCCGACGCCGAACGGCTCGTCGGGGCGCCCGTTACTAGGAATGCGCTGCACGGCGATAAGATTGGCGTTGACTCGCGTTCCGTACTTGCCGGGCAGCTGGAACCACGGGCGCAACAGGATGTTCACCCAACAGCCGGCGTAGAATACTTCCGCCGCCTTCTCGGGCGGTACGACGCGCTTTTTCGCATCGCGAAGAGCCGGCGCGCGCTTGGGCTCGCGGACGGAGAAGTACCACGAGTCTACCAGCTCTTCCTTGCCGGCGTTGTCGCCGTCGCGGCAGAACTTGCGATCGGCGGGAAACCCCTTGCCGGTTTTCTGATTGTTGGCCTTGAGTTCCTTGTCGATCTCTTCGACAATCAGCGCAAGTGCCTTTGCGTGAGTCGCCTTCGGCATGATGCCGACACAGCCGTAGGCCGCTTTCTGCGGCTGGCCGTTGTCGTCCAAGCCGCCGCTCCAAGGTGCGTCAAGATGTGGATAGGACAGGCGAACACCTTTCACGAGAATAGTGCCGTCAGAAAACAGCGTTGCGTTCTCGACGGTTTTGACAACCTTACGATCGGTCATGATTTATCCTTCGGATTATGCGTTACGGATTCACGGATTATCCCTAGCCTTCGATATCGAAACTATCGTCGGCTAGGTTTGTCACTGACTCCCGATCGTCGCTTTCAGGTGCCAGCGTTGGTTTGCCGGGCGTCCGCTCGACAAGCGAGCCGACGAGAGCCAGGGCGTCTTTACGTTTGTATCCAAGTTTCTCGATAAGCAATTCCTCCATCTCTGCCGGTGAAATCGTAGTGACCTTGCGCGTATCAGCCGGATTGAGACCAACAAACTTGGCCTCTTCGGTTAGATCCGCGCCGAGTTTGAAGCTGCGGGAGGCGCGGCCATCGACCAGTTTATAGCCGGGGATCTTCTCATTCAAGCTGAAAGCGCGTCGAAACATTTCAGCTTCGACGGCAGCGAAAAACTTCTCGAATACTTTTCGGTATCCGTACATTCTCGCCAACGCGTTTACGTGAAGATTGGGTAAACGCTTCTTCCCTGACTCCAGCCTTTGCGAAACGATGATTTCGGGCTCCGGCATAAACGCCGTGACGGCCTGTACATCAACAGCCTGATACTCGCCCTCGATCTCGAATGCGTCGTCCGCAAACGACTCGGTTAAGAGCTGCATAGCCGGGCACGTCGCAATGACTTTGCAGTACCGGCACGCCTCTTCCGAGGCGACTCGCGGCGCGTCGAGTGACCACGCTTCCCGCGCTTTGTCCCGAAAGAACGCTTCCGCTAGCATCAAGTCGTCAATATCGAGGCTCCACGTTTCCCAGCGATCATGAACCGGCTGGCCGATCGCCAGCGTGACTTTTTTGATGCACCACAAACCATTGAAGCGAACATACGCGCCGATCGCGTAAATGAGAAGCTGGTAGTTCTCTTTCGCGTGAACCGGAATATAACCCGTCTTGAAGTCCGCGATAATCAAATGACCGGGCAACAGCAACACGTCGTCAGCCGTGCCGCCTTGGCCGGCGATCGGCGCCCAATCCGACTCGAGCCGTAGCTCGTGATGATGCTCGTGCGCCTGAAATCCGCCGATCCAGGCGACGTATTGCCGGCAGAAATCGATCATCTGCGCGGTTACGGTGATCGTGAATCCGTCAACTACCTCCGTGCGCCCTATGAGCGCGTCAACTTCATCGCCGTACGGCGGCGGGTCTCCGAAAATCGCGGCGCGTTCGTCCGTGTTGAACCAGTCGTCAACGATCCGATGCGCGACCGTTCCCCATGCCGCCTCTTCGCCGGCTTTGTCCGGCTCAAGCAAGTTCGGCACGAGCGACCCGGTGCAGCGCGCCCAGCGGCTCGCCGACGACGGCGAAAAGATCGAGTGCGCCTGAGTGCGGTAGTGCGCCTCCAGGTCGCGCAGAACGTCGTCGCTCACGGCTTCGACAGCTCTCTGGCGACTTCCCGAAGAAAAGTGCGCCAAGACGACGCCGATCCGCCAGGAGGCGAGTTGAGGAGACACTTCAAGTTGTGCGGTTCAGAGAAACCACAAGAAGCGCACACGTCCGCGATTAGTTTACGGGCGCACTCTTCACCTTTCATCGCTTTAAGCTCCACGGCGGCAGACATAACTTGCTGCGCCGTGGGGGAGGGAGGGCCATCGGCGATCTTAGCCCGCTGGCGCCTAGCGCGCTTTATGTTCTTGGCGAGTGCCGCGTCAAAAACCGTGTTCTCGGCGAGTGCCGCGTCAAAAACCGTGCGTTGTGAGTTTTGCATCAGAACGCGCATCGCGTGAATGTCCGTAAAAAACCCATAAACGGGTTTCAGCGCGTGGTGGATTAGCGGGAGCGCGTTGCACGGAAGCGGTTCGCCGTGCGTATCCGCTGCGAACTCATCCGCGAGACGGATCAAACCACCAAACCATTGCTCGAAAGCAAATTCTTCGGCGTCTTTGGAACTTAGTTCCGGGGTGTCATTCTCTGCCACGTTGGATTTCCTATTTGAGCGAGCGCGCGATGGATCGATAGTGTTCGGCCACTGCGGCGCAGAACTCGTGCCTCGGAAGACCTGTCGAAAAGAAA